AAGTAGGAAGTGTAATTCCAAGCTTACTCATTACTAATCCCATGACACCTGTTAGATTCTTTCCAACAGTTTTCATACTGCCTTTTTCTTCAAGTGCTGATTCAGTTTCTTCTGTTTTGATCCCGGAAAGAGTTTTAATCTGATCAATTGCATCATCGCCAAATTTTGCAACGATTATCTGTGGAAGATCTTCATCAAATACACCTTCGGCAGTTTCATCACCTTCATCAATATCTGCTTTATCTCGCACACTATCCATGAAACTATATTCTTCATTGTCATCAGCCAGTTCTTTAAACTGATCCATTGAGTCTGTGAAAGATTCGAATGCTGTAAGATCAACGTTTAGACGATCTTGAAGGCTATGCCAAGAGTCTAATACCGTTTCCTTGGCTTCCATGATTTCAGCTTCTTCAATATCACTGAAGAACCCTGCCTCAATATCACCCAAGGAGTCTGCGTAATCATTAAGTCCCGCAATAATACGTTCCTTAACCATACCCAAGTTAGTCATGAAGGTGGAATCTATCTCTACCAACTTTCTGATTAGGTCTTGATCTACAACTATTTCATTTTCTTCCATTATAAGTCCTCAATATCTAAGCCAACGTCCTCTGCGTTTTGTTTATTTTGTCTCTTTCGTTTAGCATCTTCTTCCATCTCATGGTAAGATTTAAATACACCCCTTTCAGACGGAGATATAGTTTCAATATACTCTGCTGAAAATCCTAGCTTCACTAGGAAAAAGATGTCATGATAGATGTCATGTGGACTTCTAACAAACAGCATCTTTAGGAGATAATAAAAAAATCAGACCCAGCCTCCAAGACACTGGTTAATTTCTCCGTTTTAAATTTCTTCTTATCGGCTTCATCCAATTCCAATTCAATGGTTAGAGTATCACGAACAAGTTTATTAGCTTCTTCAATATATTCTATAACCTGACCAGTTACTGAATGTCCAATCCTTCCTAAAATAGTAAGCCGATTCCCGAAAGTGTAATCGTCCATGTTAAGTTTCATGGCAACTCCATCATTAATGATGGTAATTTCTTTAATATACTTCACAAGTTCATTAGTGAATACATTTCCGATTGCATCTCTAGCTTCTTCAACGGAGTTGACACTCAAGTCAGCAACGTTAGACCTAAATTCTTTCTCTAATGCGTATTCAACGCCAACAGTAGGATATCCACAAACGACTTTTATATCATCTGTACCAATCTCCTTATCCTCTGGCACTTTAAGCTTCTTAAACTTCTCAACATATTCTGAAATGTCAATAGTTTTACTCTTTTTAGTATTCTTGAAAGTGAATTCGAATTCATTTCCAATACTCTTCATACGCATGGTCAAGCAAATTGCAGTCTTGTCTATGATAGTTAGGGTGTTAATGTCTAACTCTTCAGCACAGTTCTCTGCAATGATCTCTTTGATAGCGAAAATGAATTCACTTTTATAGATCGGACTATCTACGATAGTCTTGACCAACATTTTTTCCTGTTTAGTATTTAATTCCCTAAACATAACATTCTTTTTAAGCGATGGGATGTACACTGGATATACATTCTTATCCTGTACTGCCGAAATCGCACTTAACACATCATTTAAATTTCCATTAATCACTTCACTCATAGTTATCTCCTTATAACGTCATCATTTGGGGTCGTTACATTCGTTGTATCCAGACCACCTTCATTATTATTTATAGTAACACTCTGCAAATTCAATGCTCCAGTATCAGGAGTATCGTCATTAGAAATCTTTACTAACGTGTACTTTGCATTGTTCGTAACTCCAGTGCTTCTAGGTGGTACAGGAGGACTTGATAGGCTATCATCTTTAGATGCATCCACAGGAAGTCTTGGCGATGGATTATCAGGCGTTCCAGACGTTGGGAAATCTTCTCCACCACGCATGATGCTATCCTTGTCTGGTGTAAATCCAATAGTTTTATCAATAATCCGTTGTCCGTTATCGATGATAGAATCTTCTGCATCCTTAGCATATTCTCTAATCCTAGACTGAACATCCTGTAAGTGGTCATCAACAGCATCTACAAATGATCCTTTGATGTTAGTAAAGATCTGATTAGCTCCACCAGCAACTACATCCACTCCACTCTCAACTACATTACTGACGAAGTTTCTAGTCTTCTGTAATGCAAAGTTTGCAAGACCCTTAAGGAACCCGTCCTGTAATTCAGTACCTTCTTTAATATCATAATGAGTGAATACAAATTTAGTCTGACGCTTTCCGTATGAGGTTGCCCCCGTGTAATCATATTGTTCAGCATCTACCGAGATAGGAACCGCATTATGGAATGTAAATTCCTTTCTAACCCTAAATCCCGTTGGAGAACGTGTTAAATTGTAGCAAGTTATCTTTGCACGGTTGGCAAATTTAAGACTTGCATAACTGGAATGGATAACCCAAGGTCTAAGAACCAAATCTGTAACGGATGAATTGTTTTCCAAGAAGGTGATTTCCATTTCTGGCATATCATTACGAGGTTTTGTAATCGCTGGCTTCAAGAACCCTCCGATATTATCAAATCCCTGTCGTTCAATGTTGAAACTATCGCCGGGAACCTCAATTCCCTGCACCAACATCATAGCATTCTGTAAATTGTTGAAGAATTGGTCGGTTTGAGCCAAAGTCTTACCTCCAGTTGTCCACGGAGTCACTTCTAATCTAGACTTTGCATTGGATGGTGTGAAGTTATTCTTACTAACACCAAATTCAGTGGACGCAAAGTTTGCAAGACCTTCTTTAATGACAGATCCCATTGATTGTTTGACGTTAAGTTCCCCTGTGGCGTTGCCTTTTGAGAAAAACACAACCCAATATGACGATTCCGTGACTGCATTATTGGCATCTGCCAAAATATTATACAGGAATTCCTCATACAATGGAATATCTGCACTGCTAAAATCGTTTCCAAGTAGCCCATCAGCTAGTCCACCCAACTGATCACTTACAATGTTTCCTGTTCTATTTGATATACTGTTTAAAAATGATGCCATAATGTCCTCTTTTAATTATTTATCACTAGGCACGAAAAAAGCCCGCAATAAATACGGGCTTTCCTTAAGTTTTTAATTTAGCTTAAACGCCAACTAAACGCCAGAACTGATAAGCGAATACACAATCAAGTGTAACCACCTGACCATCATCCTTGATATCATAAGCCAATTCACCAACGGACTTTGGATAAAGACCGATAAATTGGTATCTACGAAGCGTTTCTAGGTTCTTACCAAGTAAATCGAAGGTAGCTACTTCAGTCGGTACACCATACTTACCAGTAGAAGTTTCATCATTAAAAATTTCAGCAATCCATGCTTCCATCTTGTTCCTGATATTTGTTCCTTCATCAGACCTGAACGTGATAGACCACGCATCAGAACCAGTATACTTTGTAGTTCCCGGCACGTTGAAGTCTAATCCCATGTAAGGCACTGGAATGTTAGTGATTTCCTTACCCGGAAGATTAGCAGTCTCAACATAAAGTAGATCGTCTTCGGTGAATGGACCAAGTGAACGTACTTTGAATTGGAATTTTCTAGCAAATTCCTGTTTTTGCGCTGTTGCATAAAAATCTTGAATAGACATATTTTTCTCCTTTTAAATATTTACCGTAAAGATATCCTCAATGTGTTAATTTTAATACATTATTTGATATTAAAATGCTTCATGAGTTTTTTAACGGCATCCTCAACCTTTCCAGATGCGTCAAGTTCCATATCGGAATTGTTTGGGATCTCAAACGGCGCATCCACTCCCGTAAAATTAGGAATTTCCCCATTGCGAGCTTTCTTATACATCCCTTTAGTGTCACGATTTTCACAAACAACTAACGGTGTTGCAATATGCACAATGTTTAGGGTATCTATAATCTCTTCAGGGATTAATCGGATCTCATCCGTGGGTGATACGAACGATGCAATGACGATAATATCATTTTCATTGCAAATATTACAAACGTGGGAGATTCTGCGAAGGTTTTCTTTACGATCTTCAGGATCAAATCCTAAATCAGAACAAAGCCTGTCTCGTACATCATCACCATCGAGTTGTACCACCGGGTAGCCTAACTCTCTAATCTTCTTTGCTAGCTCTGTAGCCACCGTTGTCTTACCAGAGCATGGTAGACCTGTTAACCAATACGTTTCATTTGTCTTCATATAACTATTTACTCCATATATAAAAAAAGGGAGAGCAAAAGCCCTCCCTTTTTTCAACTTTTTTCAATTAGATCAATTCGTTGAAGTTTTGATCAGTACGTGTTGCGTAGAAGTTCACCAAGATGAATTCTGCGGTACGAACCGGCTTCAAGTAGATGTCTACCTGTAATTCATTGTTGTCAATAACTGCTGGTGTGTTGTTTCTTTCGTCACAAACTATCAAGTAATCGTAAACACCTTCGTTATTCTTAGCCACATCAAACACTGGCGTAAGGACATTCACCACTCTAGTTCTCGTAAACGTAGTATTTGGCTGGAATACGAAGTATTTCATCAAACTACGAGTAGATTTTTCAAGCGTCAAGAACAATCTACGAACGTTGATTCTATCGAAAGCACTAGGCTTCTTCTGAAGAGTCTTCTGACCCCAACAAACCATTCCGTCCGATGGGAAGAACACCACAGCGTTCAAGTTGTTTCTGTAAAGAAGGTCACGTTGCTTCTGTGTAGTTGCAAGTGCCATTCCTAGACCACCAACGACCAACCCATTCTCTAAACCAGCAGGAGCAGACCAAGGATATAGAACTGAATCCAACCTTGCCATGATTGCGCCTTGGAATCCAGAGTATGGAATCCACGCATAGTCGCTAGACTGAGTATCATAAACCTTCATCCACTGTGCGTATGTCGCAGAGTAGCTTGAGTTGCAGATCGCAGTAAGATTCTTCAGCGGAGTATATACGTGCTGAGAGAAGTTCTTTTCTTTATCATCCAATGTCTTGAAGTCTTTACCCTGTACGAAGATATTTCTGTAAGGGTCTGCAATAAACATGCAATCCTTACGAGTATCACGGCAGAAGGTATCGAACTGGGTGTAAATAGTAGCCCATGCTTCTGCGATGTCGGAAGTCATTCCATCAGTAACATCAGCAATTCCTGAAACTTCTACGAAGGTTGTATCCACAAACTCATCAGCAGATAGTACCTTGGTTGTAGTATGAATAGTACTCAAACCACCATCAAGAACGATGTCCATTGGAATTGTTTCCCAATCTTCTGCAAGACGTAGACCCAAATCAAGTTTCTTGGAAACGTCACCAATAATCTTAGTTTCTGCAACCTTTTCCTGATAAAGACCAAGTGTGAATGCAGAGTCAGCTTCTAAACCTGCCAATCCTGCCAATGCAGTCGTGGAAGTTTCAACAGTGCTAAGAATTTTAAGATTCTTATTTGGAACACCAGCATCATCAAGCCACTGACCACCCGCTAGAATAGGGTTAACCATAATATCTAGGAAGTTTGAGCCTTCATCTACTAGCTTCTCAACGAAGAATGTAGTTTCTTGGAAGCCGTTAGGTTGAGTATACTTACGGTCAGCACCGAATGAACCGATGTGACTTTCATATCCAATAAATTTCAATGCATTCTGCTTATCAGAATATCCAGATCTACGGAACTTGTAAAGACCGATGATAAGACCATCGTCATAAGTTTCGTCACCGAAGTCCCAAGTAGGAGCAGTTTCAATTGCTTCAGAAAGACTGTTAGGTGCATCCGAGATGTTACCAGTAAGTTCGAAATCCAATCTTGCAGGATCTAGAGTCTCCCAGTTATCAATTCCAGTTGTTCCACTAATGTGACCTTTACTGGTTTGAACTGAATTAAGACTAGCATATTCAAAATCTTCAGCAGTAGCCGTTGTATTCGCTTTAGTGTTGTCAGATAGACCAACATAGTAACCTTCAAAATCTTGATTAACAGAAGTCTGAATCTTATTTACAAGAATCATACCAGCTTTACCAGCTTGAGCAACTCCAGAGATACCACCACTGGTGGAATATGCCTCAGAACTAGTACTCCAAGTCAAAGATCCCTGCTTCCACTGATTGTATTCAGTTTCAGTAAGAATATCTTGAGTAGGCTTACCTACATAATAAGTTTCTTCGCCAGAGATTCCATATTCGGAACCACCAGAACTACTTGTAAATACAGGGTACATCAATACACTGTATTTATCATTATAAGTTGTCGCCGTTGATGTATCCACAATGGAATCACCATAAGGCAGACGGTTGAAGACCACCTTTGCAGGGGTCGTTAGTAAGTTTTTAATCGTATGGTAGGCGTATCTTTCAGCAGAGTTCGTTGGAACTCCGTAAATTTGCTCGTATTCATCCAGAGATGTAATGTTTAGCAATTCCTGAGATGGACCTTGATCAGTGAAACCATTGATCAAAATATTGGTACCAACAGGAAGACTAGCATTAAGAGACAAATCAATTTCACTGATTTGTACACCGGGACTTTCTATATTTCGTGCCATAATTTTCTCCTTTTAATTATTTATAATTTGAAATAACATAAAGAAGGAAAAATATGAGAAATAATACCTATTCTTTGATTTGCAAGTCCATCTGCCCGAATTCGAAAGTGAAATCACATTCAATTTGAGCATTATCCTGATAGTTAAATGTTATACCGGATAATTTAGTGATAAATGAGTGGGTAAATATAAATTCACATAGATCCTCATTGTACTCATCAAGTGGAAAAATTGAGATTATAGTCTGATATCCCCAGAAATCTGTATTTTTGGGATCTGAGATGATTCCTTTCTGTGGGACACTAGCCTTTAATGCCAAACTATCATCCATTCCAGAATGGATAGGATTATTAATCGCCTCAAGCCACTTCCATAATACAAAATAGTTTCGGAATCTATTATCAACCGTAAATTTACAGGAAATTGGTTGATATGGATCACGAACCTGTGATGTAACCTTAACAACCTGACCCATAGTTGGGATAGGTTTGGCAGGAATAGACACTTCTGGCAGGGTTGCAGACTGTAATGAGAATTGCAGACTGTCTCTATTGATGGTGTCCTGAGATGTGGTGTTCCAATTACTGGTATCCAAGTCTCTCAATACGTTTGGGAGAGTTAAGACCATGCGAAACTTATCCAGACGTTGTTTATTTAATACTGATTGTGCTACATTATCCTGCATTTAAATTCTCCTTATACATGATTCCAACCGCCAGCGATCAAGTCTCCCATTGTAGGATTATTAGGATCATCTGGTTCAGATCCAAATAGCAACGGCATTGGCGCACCCTGATTATGTTGATAAAAGTTATCTAATTTGTAATATTCAGGGGCTTCTACAAATAGATTCTTAATTTTAGACGGTTTTCCTCGCTCATCATACTCTGCAATTTCAAAATATTCTTCACAGATTTCAGTTTCCAAGCATAATAATGCCCAAAAGAATGCATCTACACGGTCATCGTAGATGTTTCTACCATCTTTCTTCTTCCAAATACCGTTCGGTCTACGAATGAAGGTTTCCAACTCTTGAACCAACCCGATGTCATTTACATCAAGACAGTCTAAAGTATTTACCCAGTATCTCATATTACTTACACCTTTATATTTGGTACTTGTGTGAGAATATACACCGAATCGATCTTTAGCACCACCTGTGGTCGTGTAGTTAATGAACTTATTATATCCAAAAGTATGGTACATTCCATCAATAACCTGTCCACCAGCGTTGTTTCTTTCAATTGCCATGTACGGTCTTCCCCACTGGTTTGCTATTTTGTTAAGCTTCTCTGCGAAGAAGTGAGGATCAATCAATCTATCATGGAAACACGCCACCTGACGAATGTTCGTTAAGTCCGTAATATCAAGTACTTGCGCACAAGAAGCGGCTTCACCAACACCTTCAGAGACATCGACACCTATACTATATACATGATCAGCTAATGGGGGTTCCCAAATTAAGTAGTGACCATTGTCTAATGAGGCAATAGGAGGCTTACGAATCTTACGCCAGCGATCCAAAATAGATCCTGCGATGGCAGATTCACCAGTTTCGATAAACATACACCCGAATTCTTGGTCAAACGCTTCTTGAGATCCAAGGGACTCAATCATGTTGTTCTTCCACTTCTTACCACGCTTTGGTAGCTCGTGCCATTCCATCTTCTCATGGTGCCATTCTTTGGACTCACCACGTTCGGCAGACGCATAGATGTCATAGAACTTATTTGATGTACCATTGGCAGTTGAGATTAAGAAAATCTTAGTTTCATTGGATGATGAAATAATAGGAATTACAGAGTTCCAGAATTCATCCATAATATGGGGCTGAATATAAGCCGCTTCGTCAATAATAAGACAGTTTGCGGTTTCACCACGGGAGGAACTACTTGATGTTGAACTAATTGTGATTCGTGAGTCGTTAGCAAATACAACTTCAGTTTTACCCCATTGTTTAACACCCGGCTTCAACCAGTTAGGCAATTGCTCATACGCCATCCTAATACGTCTAAGAATATTAATAGCAGTTTGCTCTTTGTTCGCCACGATCATTACGGTCTTATCCGCATGGAAACATGTCAACCAAAGTGCATAGATACTCATGATGGTTGTCTTACCCGTCTGACGAGATGCAAGACAGACCACACGATTATATTTTCCAAGGTTCTTTACAATCCTTTTCTGTGGTCTATATAGTGAGATCTTTTGCTTACCATCATCAAGAGTAGTGATATAAAAATGCGATTCCGCAAAATGCGTAATATTCTTTGTGCATTTTATGATTTCCTTGATTTGCTCTGGAGTATAATCAAACTCAGCCTTCGATGAAGGGAGATTCGGATTACCCATATATAACTTTGGATCAAAATTGTTAGCCATAATAGTCTCTTAGAATACACATTCCATTTCTCTCTTGAATACTTCCTTACTTCCGAAGGCTTCAATCATACCCTTTTTCCACTTAGCTCCACGATGTGGTATATCATTCCATTTAACGCAGATTTGTTTCCAATATTGATAACCTGCTTTATGTTTTTTACCAGCGTTCTTATATAAGGTATGGAAATAGTTCTTTCCGTTGGGGGTAGACCAAATAAATACTTTGGAGGTTCGTCTGGATAATACAATTGGAAATATGCTGTCAACTATATCCTTTAAACGATCCTTTTTATAATATCCTGCATCCGCTAGGAATAGAGTATCGCATGTCATACCACAAAATGAGGATTCTGAATATCCAATCATAATTCTAGAATTATTTGCGAAGACTACTTCACGTTTATTCCACTGTTTGACTTCGGCTTTCATCCAATCAGGCAATTCTTCAAATGCTGTCTTCATTCTAGTCAACATAACCGAACCAGATTCCATTTTGGGAGAAACTATTACGATAGTTTTGTCTGCATGGAACATCGCATCCCACAATGCATACATACCTGCGACCATTGAGATGCCCGTTTGCCTTGCTACCGCACCAACCAATACTTGATTTTCCTGTATAGCCCTTACGACTTCTTTCTGAGTCTCATATAGTGGGAATACTTTCATTCCGTCAGCGATACGTATTTGATTATAATAGGTATCTCCAAAATAAATCGGATCGTCCTTGCATTTCATTAACTCGTCAACCATTTCTCTCTTGAATACTTCCTTACCCATCTTCCATTTCCTTTAACTTCTTATAGTAAATCGGGTCTTCCATTAGGTGATCCATTGCAACTTCTCTTGCAATCTTAGGATCGTTAGTATGCTCCATCTCAACCTCAACGCCCCATTGCATCATTAATTGAATTAATTCGATAGGTGCGCCATGACGATTCGCAATGTCGTGTAAACTCTTATCGTCTGCCATTCCACCTTCTACTGTGTCCTGTAATGCGTCAGATATCTGGGATTTTAAATTTATTTTCATAATTTTCTCCTTTATTGTTTGAATTTTTATTCTTTCCTTATAAATATTTATGTCAAACCGTTTTATTTTAAAGCTTTTTATGACAAATAACCGACAGTAATATCAGTTATATGGAAATAAGGTGTAAAAAAAATGAGTTTTATGTGCATAATACAATAAATAATTTAAAGGAGAATTATTATGAATAGAAAGATTAAACAAGATTTGGAAAATGTCTATGGTTCCATGTTTCTTACAGAGAAGCAACAGAGCATGACTGTTGGCGATAGTAATGTTGGCGACCTTCCCGGTCCAGCTAAAGAAACAGGACCTAAAGGTTCTGGTAGTGAAGCTACGGATGCTAAGAAAGAAGTTGAAGCCGATGCTTCCCTTCAAGGTGACACCGTAGAAAAGAGTAAGAAGGGTGGAAAAGCCACTTCTAAATTTGATGAGCTATATCAGCAGGTAAATACTGAAGTCGTTTCCGAAGAAACTGGCGATATTGAAAGTGGCAACTTTAATGATGCTATCGGGGATTTCCCACCAGCGGGTGCTGATGAAGAATCTGCTGAACGTGCAGGCGATGAACTTGGTGAAACTAAGTCCAAAGCTGACTTGTTCCGTGATCTAGCTGACGCGTTCACTAGTCTTGCAGATGCATTCGCAGATGAACTAGGTGATGATGTTGGTGAAATGATTGATGGTGAAACTGAGATTCCAGAAGGTGAAGAAATCGCTGGTGAAGCGGTTGAATCTACTCCTGCTCCAGACTCCACTGCTAAACTTCAGTCTAAAGGCAACATGAACGTTAAAGGCGTTAAAGTTGTTAAGAAGGGAGTATCCTCTGCGTCCTCTGGACAGGAAGATGGTGGAAAGCCTAAGAATCAGCCTGATAGCACACTAGGACCTAAGACTTCCTTGAAGTCAAATGGATCTGGTGCCGCTGTTGATGGTAAAGATGCTAGTGCTTTTGAGTAAAATCTAATCACATACTTATAAAAAAAGGAAGGTTTATACCTTCCTTTTTTTGTGTATACGCCTAAATAATTAGAGAGGAAACATTATGAGTTTTGACAATTTATACAAAGATTGGTATTTATCTGAATCAGTGTTAGACATCCCACGAGATGGTCTAGACCCAGATGTATTTCAATTTCCAGAACAGGGTGCGCCTGTAATCAATGCTAGAGTTAAACAGCAGATTATTGATGGCGTGTCACAGATCCATTTGGTCGTGCCTGTATTGGACTATTACGTGCTTGGTAGTATCCTAACCCCAAAATATAACGAACATAGTGATATTGATGTTAACTGTGAGGTTGACAGGGAATGTGGGCCAGTTGCACTTGAAGGCATCGTATCATTATTGAAAAATATCAACGGCAAACTTGCCATTGGCACACAACATCCGATCAACTTCTTCCTTGTTAGAGGAGAATTCGATCACGATAAAACAGAAGCAATTTATGACATTGCAAATGATCGCTGGATTAAAGAACCTGATACAACACCATTCAACGTTAGAAAGTTTATGGATGAATATAAAGGTAAATTACAAGGCATTGACTTGGCAACTGCTGAATTGAGAAGAGATTTAATTGACTTTAAAGAATTAGACAAGCTAGACGAAACCGATATTGCAAATATTGATTTTGAAGTTAAGCGTGTGATGTCCGATATTGAAGTTGAAGTTAAGAAGATTGTAGATATGTACGACAATGCTAAAATTGTTCGTAAGAATGCATTCAACAAGGAGATGACTCCAATGGAAATTAGGAAGTTTGGTAAGAAGAATAATCTTCCAGATAATATCCTATACAAAATGTTGGAACGCTACTTCTACCGAGATCTTGCTTTGAAACTTAAACCATTACTAGCAGACGGTGAGATCACTAAATCAGAAATTCCGAAGGTTAAGAAATCCTTCAAAGACTTCCTTAAGGAGATTTAAAATGCCAGAAAATACATTCTATTATGCATATTACAAAAATAGTGATAATATTTTTGAACGTATTGGAATCGTTGAATCGGCAGATCTTAAGGATTGGTTGAGCATTTCAGCTAGAAAATATAATCACTTAAAGTTAGTGAAGAATACTGGAAACTTTATGGAACTAACACCACTTGATGAAGAGTGGGATATTGTTAACCGTGGAGTTGAAAACACACTTATTCATGAGAAGACCTCATTCAAAAGGTTCTCACAGGATAGTAAAGTTGACAAAAAGGTCAAGAGGGCAACGAAGGACAAACCTCAAGACCAACGCAAGCATCATATGAAAGCGAGTCGTGGAGCGGAACGAAAGAATCAAAATTATGTTCCAATGTATCGACAGATTGAAAATCAGACTACACTACCTACGGCTGACAACGTACTCAAAAATGCAAAATCTGCATCTTCTGGTGCGTGGAAGTTAAGTAAACGACAAGTGCAGGAAGTTGCAGGGAAATATAAATTCAACATTCCCACTGCTAAGAAACGCAGTAAGCACTTGGGTTCTACTGGTATTGTAATGTGGAGAAAGAGTCCAAAGGATTACTACCTTGTGAAGTTCAGTAAGCACCATCCGGGCTTTCACCCCAGTGGTAAGAAAAAGACAAGGAGTAGATAATGAGTTGTTTTGATAATATAGAAGAATTCAGAGAATCAAAAAGATATCTAAATAAGGAAAACACAACTGGTACACGAAATATGTATCAGAATTTGTGGAATGAGTATATTAATAGGTACGGTGTTAAGACCACTTATTACAGACACGGATACAAACTTCAGACGCAGGATGACTTCATCTATGGTGAAGATCCAACTGAGCCATTCCTTGAGCCAGAGACTATCAATATGATGGTAGAGTATCAAACAGACGCACTTTTACTATCCAAATTTGGATTGGAGAGTACTGCTGACTTGACTGCTGTGGTAACTATTGAAGATTATCAAAACACATTTGGACTTGGTGCCGAACCTAAAGCTGGCGATGTTATAGAACTTACAGAATCAGCTTGGTTTACCTCCGAAATGCCTCTCTATGATGGCTTGCTTAGTCACTTTAATGTGGTGGCTAATGTTGATAGTTTTGATATTGAAATAGTCTCAGGGGTTGATGTGGACTCCACAAGGCTTGCTCCTGTTAAAGCGGTTGTAACTGAGAATGTTCTATCATATACGGTTCCAATGTACACGACAAGTGGATCTATTTCCAGTAACATGTACCCAATTGAAAACGAGTTGCTTGAATTGTCAGGTGCTGTTATCTCTCAATATCATTTGAGAATGCCAGTTAATGATACAACATACTTTATTCCATTATATACCCCGCTACAAACAATTCCATTGCCCGGAATCAATAGCCTATATTTCAATTATGATATTGTTGATTTAAATGGTGGAGATATTAACTCAGCAGGATTCTTCCCGTTCGATTATGAACATGAAGGTGAACCATTGCTCATGCCTGTGTACACATATGCTACGAGTGGTGAACCATCTGCTACCGTAATTATTTCAGCACAACCTATGGACTTCATGGATATGGACCCTAAACGTTTGGTTTGTAAACACATGGTTGGGAAGGATAATGAGGACTATGATTATGTCAATTCTATTCTAATTGAATTGAGTGCAGTATATGGATCTCCATATATTAGATATCCACAGTTATTTGAGATTACAGAAGTTAAATATCAGGATTATTCCCAACAGGGGATGAACTTTGCACAGGGTCATTACATCTGGCAGTTACATGCTAAGAGGTTTGACTACTCATTTGAGCCGGGAATCTCATCAGAAGGACCTATGGATCAAGTATATGATAACTCATTCTTCGGAACGTTGTCTACTCTTGGTAACGAACCTTCACCTGAAAAGGTGTACCCACAGAATGTGGAGGATGCCAGTAAGGAAGTCTGGGATTATGAAGAGGAAGGTACTGATACCGACCCATATGGTTATTACTAAACAAAAAAAAGGTGGTCATTGACCACCTTTTTTTTTTGCGTTATGTAGTTTAAACTACTTTCACTCGTTCAGTTGTTTCATCTATATATTTCACTAGATGGTTTTGTTTGAATGTAATTTTATCTTCGGATATTTTATTCTTTTCAGCGGTGTCGAATATCATATTAACACCTTCCAGTAATGCAGACCACCTCTTAAGGGTGAATACGTCCATCTCGTCTACTGTCATTGTCCTATTCCTTTACTTTTATGTTTGTATTTACGAAGGAGTTTATAGTTGCATGAAGATAACTCATGATCAACTCTCCTTCAATTCTTTCATCTAAAACATTGTCAGCCTTTTCACTGATCAATCTGAAGGTTGTTTCCAACATCTCCATATACGTTGCGAAATCTTCTGGAGTTTTATCCTCCTGTTCACATTGCATACGGATAATATTCTTCAACGCTTCAAGAATTGTTTCCAAAACTGCTTTTAGATTTGGTTGCCTAGCGTTAAAAGTACCCGCCATTACTCCCTCATTGTAGTTGGTGATGAACCTACCACTATCATGAGTCAACCAGAAGTTTTGACTTGTCTTCATGAAATCAGTATCCAGTACGGGTTTTACTTTTTCCGTAGCTGTAAACGATTCGTTCTTAACGTCAACAAAACTTCTATCTAAAACTTCCTGATAATTATGATCGGTAATTGGGATATTGTCAACTACTTTATCAGGCAATGTTGGATCTTTTGGGAATACTTGACTAGGCTTCATCTTCTTCTTCACCTATCTCGTCAATAATCTCTTGCGGGTCAGCAGTTTCTGTAAGATCCAAAGGATTAGTAGTTCTGACGGTGCTGAAGGACATTGCAACTTTGTTACCATTTCCACAACCTTTACAGATGAATGTATTGCCTTTATTCAAGTCAACCTTCACCGCATTGGCTTCACCGCAAAATTCACAATCAAGAGCAACAGACTGTTTGCCAACAGCTTTCTCATACTTAATCATTTTATCAAGCGTCTTGCCTTCTTCAACAATCGCCTTCTTTCTTAGAACCCAATTAACTGGCTCCATAATAACCCACTCTAGTCCCATCGTAATCCAGAAAATGGCATATGCCACACTAGGATTTAAAAACCAGAATCCAAACGCAATTAAAAATGCTACCAAGGACGTTGTTCCAAGGGATAGCAAAATTAAACTTATCATATTGTAACCTCTTCAATGTTTTCGATTACCTTACGTAACCGACTTTTTATTCTAATTAACTCTTCAGCAGAATCTTTCACCATATCTTGCTTGGCTCCTGAAAGACTCGCCATTCCTGAAGCACCATCCATCTTACGTTGGATCGCTTCCATTCTTGTATACAATTCCACCAACTCCGTAAAAATACTCTCAAAAGGGTAAATGAACGGTGCGGGTGATTTGGTTTCGGCATCACCCTGTCCCATTGTAATGTCAGGGTTTTGATGCCTTAGAGGTGGAGCTTTCAATACGGTAGCAGGGGTGTACTTATTCTTTGACGAACTTTGTACAGATCCCAACGTATTGGTTCCACCATAGTTTGCATATGATTCTTCAATTGACGTATCAAGAGAAGAATTCATAATATCTTTAAATGTAGGCGTTTCTTTAGTCTGTTTCATTTGCTTCGAATTCCTCGTGTACTTTCACAAGTGATCCGCAACGAGGACAAACCCATCTACACTCGTGCAGAACACCATTTCTAGTGTTGGTAGAACTCTCTCTACCCTGTGCTACTGCACCACAACTGTGGCACGGCATTGGTCTATTTTCAATCTGATTCATTTAGTTACCCTTTATTTCGGTTACGTACTGCTTGCATGAAAGAGCTTCCACCCTTTACGTCTGCTTCAGTAAACGGATTGTCTTCTTTCTTTTCTTCATCATCATCGTCATCGTCATCTTCTTTTTCTTCAGAGTCTTCAGTCTCAGATTCAGATCCTTCAGATTCAGATTCAGATTCTTCCGAACCTTCTTCTTTATCAAATGGACAATCTTTCTTGTCTTCTTCGTCTGGACTTTCTTCAGTTTCACCATCAGCTTCCAATGCACCTGTGCTTGGTTCTGGAGTAGCTCCACCACCCATAATAGCACCTGCCATGTCGCAAGGGGTTGCCCCTACCATAGCCTGACTCATTGATTCATACACCGCAGTAGGGATGTGAATTTCAACACCACCTTCCAAATGAAGTACCAATTTTTCACCTTCGGATGCCTCTGGTGCAACGTCTGATGCGTCATTGTTCCCAAAACTTCCAGTATCGGAATCTGTATCTGGGGTTAATGCAGTGTCTTTCTTTTCTAGCGAGTCTAACGTTTTGTTAAAGTTTTCCATAATAATTCTCCTTTTAACTATTTAGGCAAAGATCTTCCCATTTCCATTTATAATCTTTAATATATTGAATATTATTGGAAAGGGCATATGCGTAGAATTTATCGAAATCTTTGGCAGGAATATTATCAAACTGTTCCTGATAGACTCCAACCTCATCTGGATATACGGTATATCCTATCCTAAGATCCATGAGCGTTCTATTGTGCTGAAGCATTTTCAATTGGTCTTGCTTCAATCCCTTAAAGGGTGTTTCAGATTCTGCCAAACGTTTAGATTTGACTTTACCGAACCCTTTAAGTCCTGAAATATTATCCGAACGATCGCCCATAATCATCTTATATAGAAGGAATCTGGTGCGTTTTACACCTTCAATCTTCTCAAAGTTTTCAATAGTTACCATTTCTTTGGTTCGTAGATTATAATATTCAACATCGTGATTTACAAGTTGCAGTAAATCTTTATCAAATGTTGCAATTACGACCTTCTCAGTGGTATTGTGGGCAATCCAAGCCATAATATCGTCTGCTTCCATGATATTTGGGTGGATATTGCGAATTCCCAAGTGGGATACAAGTTCTTCAATGATGTCACACTGTTCGTATAGAACGGTATTATCATTTGTACGTTGAGCCTTATAGGTTTCATCTTCCTTACGGAAGTTCTTTACACCTTTAGTGAGTTTTTTATCCCAACAGATCACAATTGAGTCTGGATACAGGGTATCGTACAGTGTATAGATCCTTTTCATAAAGATATCTACCGTTGTAACGTCAAACCCCTCACCGTTTCTAACTTTCTTTGAAGACTTTACTCCAACGTATGAACACATATTGGCTAGGTTGTTTCCATCGATTACTAAAATCATTTTTCAACCCCCTTAAACTGGGTTACACACGCATTATAATACTTTTTGGGGATCGTTTTGACGTAATCAAAATGACCTTCCTCAAATAATTGTTTAACTTTTTCTGAAGGTAGCATCAACTTTTCTTGATCTGGAAGCATCATGAGGGCTTTTTGATCGCCCACATCACACTCTTTGATGTTCATAATGAAGCTACCTTTGTATTCGCCGTCATTGATGAAGTAAACACCCCTGTTGACGAATTTCATTTTGCTTTTATATTTATTGAACATAATATTTTTTCCTATAACTATTTATGAAAACTTCGGATCATTCAACCCAAATGCTTCAATAGTTTTGTTAAATTTTCCAGTTTCCTTCACAAGACGCAACATATCCTTTGCAATATCACGAATCTCTTTCTGAGCGTGTTCATCATTGCGTAGGAGTTGGAAGTGTGCAAAAGATCTAAAGTTGAACATGATGTCGCATTTAATCTGGTTGCCGTATGGAAGGTAGAAACGTGCAGTTTCCTTCGCCCGTTTGCGATCCATCCCATGAACATCTACCAACATCGTTAGCATGTTATGGTATTTAGTCAACTGATCCTCCATATCCTTGATATATTGGAATCTTAATTCTTCGGGCCAATCATCTGGAACATAGAATTTATCATCATTCAATTCCTTATATCGGGCAGATTCGGCATTAATACTCACCCCAATGCGGTGCTTCAATAAATGGATGTGGCTTGCAATATCACTTGTAACTAAAAAATGAAGTGACGATTTCTCAAACGGAGAGTGATGTCCTTCACTTGCTAACATGTCCAGTAATTTTGGGATTCTATCCCGTTTTTCGTCAGATAAGTCCCGACTTGTGCTTGTCCACGCAGAGAGTGCATGGGTTTCATCAGAACCATAGGTTCCGAGTAATTCTACTTCATTGTTGTTCATTAAATCTCCTTAAATGTAGATATAGTTCTATCATATGGGCATGTTAATGTCAACATAAACATCTTGATTTGTTTGGGAATTTGCTAAATAATTATATGAACGCACTTAAATGTAGAAACGATTTAGCTATCAAATTAGCTAAACGCACTGGAATTCTGAAAAAGGATTGTCTTAAATTAATGGAAGCCATGATTGAAGAAATGGTTATCGAGTTGAAAAGTGGTCGTGGGGTACATCTCCCGACCCTTGGTAAATTTGAATATTATGTCCGTGGTACTAAACGAAATCGTGATCCGATCACTGGAGTGGAGGGAACGGTACCACCAGTTACCCGAATTAAATTCTCCCCTTGTAATGATGTGAAGTATGGAGTTGCCGTTTTAGACTGGGAACCTCACCTGTCTGAATATCAAACTGAAGCAGAATGGTATAAAAAGATTCTAAAAGAGCGTGAGACAAACGATAAATAATTAAAAGGACACTTATGAATAAATTTAAATCATTAGCAGATATCTACACAGAAGCTCGTGGATACAAATATAAAGACTCTACTGTAGTTGAACGGGAATTGAAGAAATTGCAAAAGCAACTTCAGGATGCAGACTTCGCACTTAAAGAAAAAGAGCGAGAGGTTGATGCCGACCTGAAAGCTAATTTCCACTTCGGTGATATGAATTCCAAAGATTACAATAAAGAATTTGAAAAACGTTACAAGGACGGCATTTCAGCCGAAGTCAAGACGTACAAACAAACTAAGAAAGACTTAGATACCGCACTTGCAAAATATAAAACTGCCAGAAACTTGGAAGTGCCGAAACCGTCACCAACATTATCAGACGAATATTCAAGCATGAGGAGAGGTGAAACTAACTTCAAAAACACTCACGGCAAGATGAGCGACCCAATGAATCACAACTATAAAGGGTTTAAGAAACTATCTGATGATGCGAAAAGTCTATATAGCGAACTCCAACGCAGAGGAAATGCTGGGGAAGTTTTTGATATCTACAAGGGAGATATTTCTCGCTATAATGATATTAAAGCTACTGAGTTGGCAAACGTGATGAAGTTAGCACTTGATATGGGATATGAACTAGGGGAGAATATGTTCTTCTGGCTCGAAGAATTAAGTCCTAAATTGGCGAAACAAGTCAATGACTATGATGGATACTCTATGGAACATGATGATTACATGAAGGCATCCCACCCATATTATAAGAAGATTAGAAACCAATATCTTAACAAGTATGATGGAGATGAAGTGAAGGCAGATCGCATGTTAAAACTATTTAGAAAACGCAAACAGCACGAGAGTAAGATGGACAATATGTAACGGAGATATATTATGGAACAGTTTAATTTAGAAAATATAATCAAAGAATCACTACTGAATGAAGAGTTATATGAAGACTTTCAACAATTCAGTGAGGGTGGAACGCCCGGAATTGCACATAGTGTAAGAGAAATGGAGAAGCATTCTCAGATGGGAGCATTGGAGGAATTAGCCGATGGCGGTGGTAATGATGTGATTATGAAATTGATTGATATCGTTGGCGGTGTGTTCCGAAAGGCGATTAAAGAATTCAGAAATAAGGGGAAGGTTCCTGATAAGGATGAGTTGATTGCATATGCAAATGCTTACTATGGTAAGGATGTGCGGGAAATGTTAGATGATTAAGGTGCGAACGAATGCTTGAAGGAAGTTCAGTTATTGATGAACGCATTCAACATCAAATACACCTTAGTTAAGGAATTTATATTTTAGGAGAAATACTATGAGAACAATAGATGAAAAAAATCTAGAGATGATTTATGAGGGTCTGGGATATGATCAGTCTTCATATAGAAGAGGGGATGAAAGTAATCCCGGCAGTCCACATTATGATGATGGGGGCATGGAAGACTACATTGACCAGTATGCAGATGCTATTCAAGAATACATCACTGCAACCTACGGACAATCTGAAGTGATTGAAATTGAAATTGATGATGACAATTTCATGGTTAGATTTAAATACCTTGATGATGATGGATCGGTTCAGACCAATGTAGAGAAAGTAAAGGACTCTGATGTTGGTGCTGATTTAACACCAGATAATGATTATTAAACACTTGGATAAATAATATGCCTACAGAAACATTATATGCATTGTTGGTGGATTTAGAATTAGAAGCAGTTTCTAAATCTAAGCGAATATTAGAAACTTATGCCGAAGTAAAATTCGAAGAGGATGAATATCTAATTGTGAAATTAAATTCCATCTGTGAAGTATTGTAAGACAATTTTAAGGAGAAATAATTATGACATTTTATGAAAACAATTTTAAAGGAAAACTAGAATATTTGGCAGAAGCCAATAAATACCTAGAAGATGGCCCATTACCAGATGATGAAGATCACTATACGCCATTTGAAGATGAAGGAATGGGTGGCGTTTCTACGTCAATGACCCCAGAGACAATAAAGCAAGATTTAGATATGGGTATTGATGAGAGCCTTTCCGTTGGAGTTAAAACACCCGGCGGTCTTGTGGTTACGTTTGACGGAGATTTGCGGAAGATTGATGAAAATACGTATGCCATAACGCATGATACTAGGAGTGGCAAGCGTATCGTGAATGTTAAATTTACTATAGCGCAAGTTGACAGATTTGATCTCACGTTATGGTTGAAATAAATAGATCAAAATAGGAATACTATGAGTATAAATGTTAAATTAGAAACTTATGCCGAAGTAAAATTCGAAGAGGATGAATATCTAATTGTGAAATTAAATTCCATTTGCGAAGTATTGTAAAATAACTTGAGAAAAACCCCTTGTTTAATCTTGAACGAGTGTAAGTATTTAAAAGCAGAAACTATGAACACTATATCCAGACAACCTAAACATGCGAATTATTTAAGTCTACCAGTATTTAATTGGGAGATTGCGGATACACGCATTGGTATGTCGAACTAGGGTCGCAGTTACATACTTAAAAGAGGAGAGAAGGCGACCTGTAAAAAGGTTGCCTTTTTTGTTGACTCCCATCCTTGAATATGTATAATGGGATGCATGACAACGAAACGAGAAATAGGAAATAAGGTTATGACTCATGTTGATGATTACCTTGAAGTAGATGATAGAGTATTTCATGTGTTTGATGAAGATGATGTCGCAACGCAGGTAGTAACTTACAGTGATGTGATTGAAATGATGCACGAACTGATTGAAAAGATTTTAACAGAAAGTGATTGACAATGATTTCGATCCATGTATAATGGGTCACATAACAACGAAACAAGTGGTTCACAACACTGAAACAGTAAATAAAAAATTGTGAAATAAGAGTTGACATTGAATGAAGTATATGTTCTAATGTTTACCACATTGAGCAACACGTTGCTCTTTGTTCTTTGAAATCTGAATATTGATTTAAATTGGAATTTTCCAAGTAGGTTCCTGTGAACCAACTTGATTAAAGAGTCGCTATATTGGTGCGACTCCCCTACTAGGAAAATCATTTTAGTCGCTGATGTAGCTCAGTCCGGTAGAGCAGGAGATTGAAACCCTCTGTGTCGTAAGTTCAAATCTTACCTTCAGCACCATTTTTATATCGGGGGGGCATGTGCCAAGGGGGCGACAGACATTTGCAATGTCCGTGCGGTGGGTTCGATTCCCATCCTCTCCACCAATTTTAATATGGACATATCATATAATGGTAATTATGTCGTTCTGATACAGCGATCATCGTGGTTCGATTCCACGTATGTCCACCAATTTAATTTACCCTATTAGTGAACTGGCTATCACGCTACCCTGTCACGGTGGAGCAAGGAGATCGATACTCCTATAGGGTGCCAATTTACTTGTGTGATTTTCTAACAGTCACCTTCACACAAGAACCTCAAAAGGGGTGGTGGAATAAGTCAATTCTTGAGTAAGGACTTTAAATCTCTTGAGCCAATTTATATTGCCCCTAAAGTTTTATCAGGATGAACATCTGGCTTTTACCCAGAGGAATCGGGATCGTTACCCGCTGGGGGTACCAATTTAAGAATGATTTCGGCAACTAAAATTACGAGGCGTGGATCAATGGCTAGATCGGCTTCCAAGTGTGAGGCAGGTTAGGGTTCGAATCCCTACGCTCCGACCAAGATTATCATTCTGTTAAATCGCCCCTGTCGTCTAACGGTTAGGACATTAGGTTTTCATCCTAAAAATGACAGTTCAATTCTGTTCAGGGGTTCCAATTTAGTTCGTTTTTCTTGCAGATTTTTCATACTTTCCGAACCTCCAATGGCTAAGTAGTTATAGGAGAATGAAATGAGTAATAAACAAAGTGTGGTTAACAGTCAAATTAGAAAGAAAGCCTTTGCAGTGGATATGATGGGCGGTAAATGCCAAATATGTGGGTATGATAAATGTATTAATGCATTGGAGTTTCATCATATAAATGATGATAAAGAATATGATCCCGCATATATTGTCCGTAGATGGTCTTGGGAAAGGGTAAAACCCGAATTAGAAAAATGTATAATGGTTTGTGCAAATTGTCATAGAGAACTTCATCATTTAGATATTGATATAGATTATAAATATCTAGTCTTAAAATTTGAAGATAAGACTTGCGACCATTGTAATAAGGGGTTCAGTACAAGAAAATCTAATGCTAAATACTGTTCAACATTATGCAAGTCATTATCTGATAGGAAGGTTGATAGACCCACCAAAGATGAATTATATGATATGTTAAAGAGTGGTGAAAGTTGGGTTGATCTAGGGCGAAAGTTTAAAGTGAGTGATAATGCCATTAAAAAGTGGGCAAAATCCTATGGATTGCCACACACCACTAAACAATTAAAATCTGAATTTTAAAAATTACTTCTGAAGCTTTAAGGATGAGCAAGAGACTCTTAATCTCTGGAACATGGTTCGATTCCATGCAGAAGTACCAATCTATAGATATCGGCTTAGTCGGTAATTTGTGAACAAATACACAAATTCACAAAACCATTTTATATTGCACCGTTAACTCAGTGGACAGAGTGACTGGCTACGAACTAGTTGGACGGGAGTTCGAATCTCTCACGGTGTACCAATTTATAATTACGGGGTTGAGAAGTCTGGTATCTCACGAGTCTCATAAGCTCGTTGTCGGGGGTTCAAATCCCTCTCCCGTTACCAATTTTAGGATGACTACAGCAATTAAAACTTAATTATTGGAAATTAAAAACTCATCCTGTTATTTTACATTTCAAGTGTACCCGAATGGTAGCAGGGGGCAGACTGTTAATCTGTTGGCGAAAGCCCGTTGTTGGTTCGAACCCAACCACTTGAGCCAATTTATTTCCCGATGAGGCGTCTAGGTGACATCCTCCAGACTGTTAATCTGGCAAGAGTGGTTCGAATCCACTATCGGGAACCAATTTAAAGGATAGTTACAGCAATCAAAAAAATTCAACTATTAAATGAAACCAAAAATGCTATCCTGTTATTTTTAAAGAGAGTGATCCAGTCATAGGTTACTAAAAGACCCGATTCTATCAACTCTATAACAAACTTGAATCAAAACTTGCCCCATCGTATAATGGTAGTACAGGAGTCTCTGAAACTCTTAGCTTTGGTTCGATTCCAAATGGGGCATCACTTTACTGTCCCATCGTATAACGGCTATTGCGTCTGGCTTTGACCCAGAAGAACTCTGTTCGATTCAGAGTGGGACAAGATTTATTTAAAAATACTTCCAATTTGCAAATAGCCATTCATATTTAGTGCTGTATGAATGAGCGAACCTTCCGCTGAATAAGTAAAGTGTTGAGAACTTGAAAACGTACAGTCGATTGATAAGCACGCCAATTTCTGCCCAATTAGTATAATGGTTATTATAACGGTTTTGTACTCCGTAAATCTCAGTTGGATTCTGGGTGTGGGCTCCATTTAAATTCAGCGTATAGTTTCAATCTGGTAGAACGCTCGGTTTGGGTCCGAGAGGCTGGGAGTTCGAATCTCTCTACGCTGACCAATTTAATAGTGTATGTGGTGCTAATTTGGTTAACACGGGAAGTTTGGGACTTCTAGATGCGGTTCGAATCCGACATACGCTACCAATTTTAAATTAGGTATGTAGCCCAAGAATTATGTTGGACATAAGGTAGCCTCCAAAACTACTGGCAAGGGGTCCGATTCCTCACATACCTGAAATTTCTTTAAGAAAAATCGTCTTTATGGTTCAATAGTTATAAGGAAAATACTATTTATTTGACGCTCTTTGTGTAAATAGTTATAAGGAGCGTTATATGGGGTTTTTTAATAATAATTTTAAAGGGAATTTGCAATATTTAAGTGAGAGTATAATTGAGGTTCCAAGGTCGGTTACTAAACCTTTGGAAGATCGTGTATTTGCAACATTTGATGAAATAGAAAAAACTGAAGGGATTAACCCAATGCGTAAGTATTTAAACTGGACTGACCGTGAAGATCGCATCAGTGAAGTATCTATCCACGAGTTAGATTTTACGGGAACTAAATATTCGGAATTAGGAGTCGTACCTGTACAGTTGAAGATTGAATTTGGCGTACCTCCAGAACTATCTCGTGAAAAAGTGCCAAATGGTACTTACCACAACCGTGAAGATGTGTATGATAATAAAGATAGAAGTAGATACTCGCAGATGACAATTCCATTTCCACTAGATGAAGGTTCGGTATTAGATTCCATAGAACATGAAACCATTCATTTAATACAAGAAGAATTTGCAGAACGTGGAACGCAATATGGTTGGAGTCTTAAGAAGAGTGCTAAAAGTAATATGCATGGGGATGATTTAACCAACCCCTACTCTTGGACAGGGCATCCAAATAGGCTTGACTATAACAAACATCCAGTTGAATTACAGCCAAGTATAACTAATATCACTAATCGACTTAAACGTAGCTATTCAAAATCTGATCAAAGGTTGAGTAAAAAGGATTTCATGTTACAGTATATTAATGATGACCAAACGTATAGGATTATGACGAAGGACAACCCAGATAATAAACGGGTTGTTTTGAAGAAAGTATATGATTCCTTTGTAAATGATTTATGAGTTTCTTATGCTTCGGGTTCTTCTCATTAAAAAGAACTGATCTTGGAGAGCATTGCTGATCGGTATCAGACCCACTTTGCTAAAGTGGCGACCCGTTAATTCGGGTGGGGTTCAACTCCTCTGTTCTCCTCCATTTTATGTAAAATTTATTATAACTTTGCCATCTTATAAGTATAAGTATGTTGTTTAAGAAATATATTCCCGAATATAATACGACCTCAAAACAACGATTTGCATTTAAATCGGGGGATTAGTTTAAAAGTAAAAACGGGTGTCTTATAAGCACTTAACGAAGGAGCGTTACCTTCATCCCCTACCAATTTTGAGATGAAACGAAAAAGGGATTCCAGTAGGCATAGCAGACCAGTATCCCTGTGATACCCTTCAGATCGCTGTTAGGTTATGCTCATCTCATCAATTTAATGGATAGAAATACATGATGGTGATTGTCGCTGTTTGGAAGACAGTTGGAGCCTACGGGCTTGGGGTTCGATTCCTCTTCTATCCGCCACTTTGAATGACTTTTAAGTTAGGGCTACTACTTTTCGTCAACATGAAAACAGAAAAGATTAAAAGGTCCACCAATTTTATGTGTGGTTAGTATAGCGGTATTATGCTTGACTGTGACTCAGGAGAGGCAGGGTTCGATTCCCTCACCACACTCCATTTAAATAAGAGAATGACGGGTTTAATGGCTAATGTTCCCGTGCGTCAACTCTTTAACAAAAAGCACAAAAAGATCGTTGGACTAAGAGAATGACTTTGGTTATGGGGAGAAAATTTCGTCAACTCTATAAAAACAGAAAAGACCTATACTCCCCACGATTTTGAGAATGATTTTGGCATCTTTTGGACGATACCTCCTATCAACTCTATAACAAAAAAGGATAAACTCAGTAAACGTCCACAATTTTAAGGATTCTTTCAGCAATCATACTAATTCTATTATCAAGACGGAGTGGAGGTTCGATTCCTTCTCCTGCAACCATTTTTTATTTATAAATTTGCAGGATAGTGTAACGGTAGCACACGAAAAAAGTAACGAATCCTGTTTTTTAAATTACTCTCATGGTGAAATGGATATCACACGAGGTTTCTACCCTCATATTCTAGGTTCGATTCCTAGTGAGAGTACCATTTTTGCTTGATTATCTGGACTTTTATGTAAGTAATTGTATGAAAGACAGTATCAAGAAAAGTATAATTAAAACGATCACATGGAGGATTATTGCATTAGTGGTAACTTCAACGTTAGTTTATTTCTATACAAATGACTTGACATTAGCGTCAAGCATCGGTATATTAGATCTAACAATAAAGAGTGCGATATATTTTATCCACGAGAGAGTTTGGAATAAATACTAAGTGAGTGATTATATATAGAAGGGTTTTGAGATTATCCCAGAACAAGTAGATCAACACTATAAAAAACACAAAAGTCTAAATCTCACATTTTAATTGGCACTCGCCCCAACTAGCTGACTGTAAATCAGCCCCTTACCCAAAAGTTGGAAGTCAGGTTCGTGGAGCGTTACCATCGAGTGTCACCAATTTAATTATGAATGATTATTTAATAAAAGTGAAAGTCAATGGCGATACTGTAATACAGAAGATGTATGCAGATTCCATGAAGAATGAGAATAAATCCCTTGACTTCTACTTAAAGGATGTTATAATAGCCTCATATTACAAAGAAAACGTAATAACGGTTATAGAGATGAATAGCGAACTACGAAAGAGTGGTGTTATTTATCCAGTAGAAATTTAATTGCGGTATTAGTGTCAATGGTTAGCACGGGACATTGCCAATGTCTAAGTATCGGCTCGAATCCGGTATACCGCACCAATTTTTAACAGAAGGAGTATCATGAAAGTGTTAACAGTAAGAAAGATTGCATTGAAAGGTTCTGAACATTTAGAGCTTCATCATATACAATTTCCAGAATATCATGATGATAAGTGGTATACAAAGATGATTTCAAGAGGAGCATTCTTTGAATCCCCAAAAGGGCGAAATAAAAGTGATAATTTCCTTTACTATCTTGTTGATGATAGGTATGATGATCGCCAACATAAACTCATGATGCAAATGAAATATCCAGAGGTAGCACAATATGAGGCTGAACGAGATGCCAAGTTACCCGTAATAGAACATGAAGGACTCTTTGAGTTCTACGAATATATCGGATATGACCGAAAGAAAAAGAAAATCATAGATGGAGTATTATGAAAATATTAAGCGAAAAGCCTAGCGATGACATTATTATGGAATTTGAGATGTCTGAAGAAGAAATGGCGCATCTCATAAACTATGGTAAAGAACATGTTGATGATGAAACGTTAATCAACTTCGCAATAGTAGATATACTTAAAAAGGGTATTGAGTATGCTGAAAATGCTTCCGAAGAAGAAGTAGAAGCATTCAAAGAAGATATTAAAAATCTAGAAGAGTAATTTAGAATGCTCCCTTCGCCAAGCGGTTAAGGCATCTGGCTTACATCCAGACATCCGTAGGTTCGAATCCTACAGGGAGTACCAATTTTGAGAGAGTGATTTCCGAGGGCGGGAGCGTTCGTCAACTCTATAAAAAACATAACGTGTCTGCCCACAATTTTAGAATGCGTTTGTGGTGGAACGGGTATACACACAAGACTTAAAATCTTGCGCTTCGGCATGAGGGTTCGAATCCCTCCTTACGCACCATTTTTATACATTTATCAACTTTTCCGAAAAGAAAGGTTGACAATCGCCCATCTCGTGATATACTATTGTCAGAAGTTAAGGAAAATGGATATTCTGCTACTGGTGGAAAGTATGGAGTATCTGATAACGCCATCAGAAAATGGCTTAAATGATTTAAGTTGCAGGAGTGACCCAATCGGCATGAGGTACTCGCCTTAGAAGCGAGGTGTTGCGAGTTCGAATCTCGCCTCCTGTACCAAATTTAGCGGAGAAAATACCGCAGGAGAACGGCTTTTCTCCTAATGTAGTAAACGGGGTTCGATTCCCTTATCCTATGGGTTCAACTCCCTTTGGTGTGGTCTAAAACTACTTTGTGATTTAAATTGCTGAATTAGTATAGTGATAGTACACTGGTTTTGTACTCCAGATGCATCGGTTTGATTCCGTTATTCAGCTCCATTTTATCATTTTGCTCATTTCCAACATATAAATCTAAAAACAGAGGAAATGGTCGAAAATATAGAAGGAATAATAAATAAACATTTTTAAGGATACTTTCAGCAAAATCCTATGGATTAACTTGGTTCGATTCCAAGACGGCGTTCAGACGCTGTTAATGCACTTCGGTGCTGTATCCTGTTATTTTTAAATTCGCTCTACGATCTTGGTGGTCAAGCATCTCTCATAAGGATGTTGGGATGGGTTCGAACCCCTCTAGAGCGACCAATTTTTGGGTAGTGTAACGGAACCCCATGAACCAAAGGAGATATCCTGCGGGTAGCGGGTCAAGGCTTTACTGACAATACTAGGAACGTCGAGTAAAGTTGAGTAGCACGATTGAAGACCTCATTTAGTGTCGGTTCAAATCCGACCCCAACGTAATTTATAATGCGAGTGTGATCCAACGGAAGAGGTGTTAGATTCAAAATCTAATTGTTGTGGGTTCGAATCCCACCACTCGTACCATTTTTTTAATCAATATTCATTGTTTTATTAGATTTTTCGGTAAATACTTATAGGAAACCATTATGCTTAAATTTACAGAATATCTAACAGAAAAAGACCATCGTCCCACTATTACGAAGAAAATAGGGATGCCACAAGAAGTTGCAGACTATCTACATGGTCTACACGACAAGCGATCAATTTGGTTTGCTAACCAGATTGCGAAGATGCCAAACTATCAAAGAACCGCTGATAACCAAAAATTAAATTGGGTTCAGACTGCTTTACGTGGGCAAATAACGGCAATATTGGATTGGATGCGAGGTGCCCAAAATGTTAACCTCAACGCTTACGATTGGGATGGGGCATTGCAAGGATCAGAAGAATGGCATGATGAAATAGCACAACAAGCATCTGGAGAATTCGTTCCTGAAGATCTACCAGAAGGTGCTGAAATGGTCAAATCATTTCCTGATGGATTCTATTGGATTGATCTCAATGAAACATCTTGTGGTGTTGAAGGAAGGCAGATGGGACATTGTGGAACTACCCACGATGCAGAAACTCTAATGTCATTGCGTTCCCCAAAAGGCGAACCTCACGTTACATTGGCAATTTCCCCTGAAGATGGGGCATGGCATCAATGTAAAGGTAAAGGTAATAGAAAACCAGATCCTAAATACTACCCATATATCGCACAGCTTCTTGCAGAACTAGAAGTTTACAACTTTAAGGCTGAATATAATCGTTCCGAAGACTTTGATGAAAGTGATTTTAGAGATTATGTAGAAGCAAATGAGGATGATTTCCCCGAAGGAACTGCCGAGAAGATTGAAGATAGCGAATATGGTAGATTTGAAGAGGCAGAAAAGAGGGCAGAAGAACTCAATGCAGATTTTGAACATGGTTATGTAAGTGCATTTTATGATGAATATGCATACATTGACGGTTCCTTCACATATACATTTGAAGGGGTTGATGTTATAAGACTTCCTGAATACAGGGATGGAAAGGATTATGCTCCAGATAAAGGAGAAATTGAAGAAGTAGAATTTAATGATGGTGGTGAAGACCTTCTTTTGGATATTCGTCTTCGTTATGGGGGATATGAAAACGATCCTGTTGATCAGGTTGAATCTGTTGGATATGATATCCAAGAATTAGAAAATGATTATGCCAAAGAACGTGCTAGAATTGCAGAAGCATTGGTTGAAAATCGCATTATCAGAAAGTTACCATACGATTTAGAACTTGTGGATGAGATTAAAAAGCCTGATGAAGATCTAGATGAGATCGTGGACAATAATGGCGTTGAGGTGTTTAACACTATGATAGATCATGGGTTTGGCACAAGCGACATTGAACCTATCGCAGATTCATTAATCCCTCATGTTAAAGAAGTTATGGAAAAAATTATTCATCATAACAGGGGCGAACAACTTCAGATGAATTTTGAGGCTTATACAAAGACGATTGATCTAGGCGACCTATTCACACTTCAGGCATCCTTGACGGGCAGATATATTAGAGTTCAAATCTTTTTTGATGCAAATGCCGCACCAAAGGATAAACAAAACCACTACGCAACCTTGGTTCGATACCTACGAACCGATGCCGCCCACATGCTAATCAAAAAGCGTGTTATTCTTGGAATAGAAGAATACAAGAAAAAGCATATTAAATCTTGACAATAGGCTCACATTTGCTATAATTGTCGCATGTTAAAATCAGAAAGAGTACAATATTACGCCAGAGATGCTAAGATTACCGGAGTAGAAGAAGCAGATTTAATGCGAGGACTCATGGGATCGTGTGGAATATCTGGCGATGAGATAGATGAAAAGATAAGTTGGGAAATGAACGGTGTTCAGGATGAGCGCAAGGTTCGCCACATTGCCGAGAAGTTTAAGTGCAAGATAATAGCTGTTGAAGTTATTGAGGCAGGTTCTGAATATGGAGTCATTTATGATGATGATATAGAAGCAACTTACGATGAGAATTACGAAATAGTTAGTCAACAATTTTTAATGAATGATATTTAAATGATACATGAACAAATTATAACATACGTCCCAAAGGATCATAGCAGACCAAACCCTGAGTTTGAAAAGCAACGAGATGCGGTATTAGCTAGGATAGAAGAAGCAACTTGTGATAATGAAAAGCTTGAGCTTATAGTTGGAATGCGGGGGTTAAAGGAAGATATAGATCCTTGGACTGTTGATGAGTTCATGAGATATATAGCAGAATCTACCAAATATGCGATCACCTGTGTTGAAATGGGTGAACATAAATATAAAAGAACTGGTAGGGATGAATTTGGACTAAAAGTGTCTTTTGATGATAAGAAACGAGCATCGTTTGATGAGAACCTCGCTACTGTCAAAGACGAAATGATAATGAATTGCCTATAAAATAATAATAAATACGCTCTACGATCTTGGCGGTCAGGTATCTCTCATAAGGATATTGTGGTGGGTTCGAAACCCTCTAGAGCGACTAATTTAGAATGCTGATGTGATCCAACGGAAGAGGTGCTAGATTCAAAATCTAGTTGTTGTGGGTTCGAATCCCACCATCAGTACCAACATTTAACGGAGGAATCCAATGAACAAATTAATATTCGGGTTGCTACTTCTAGCAAGTACAGCATTTGGTATTTACACTGAAGAGGTTGTAACTACAAATGGAACAACCAACACCGTAATTCATTTTATTGAAGATCTTACGGAATTCCATTGCTATTGGGAGACAGGAACTTATAGCTCAAACTCTGTTGCTAAATTCAGTGCAGAAGATGAAAGACGGTATGAGATATATGCCGAGCGAATGGAGCGTAATGGTACTAATGATTGGTGTTTAAAACAGCAACAGCCTAGATATAGTCATATTACCACAAATACAGTCCATTGGATGAAAGCACATCCTGCTACTACCAATGACCTATACATTATAGCATATACATGGCACGAATGGGGATACGTTAATCTATATTGGAAAGAGAATCTTACTGATCCCACATGGGAGCGAATAATTTGGGGTAAACAGAGACATGATCCAAGAGTCTATGCAAGGACTAAGATCCATATGCACCCAGAATCAAGCATCACTAAGCGAATGCTCAAAGCCAAGACCGGATTTTTCTGTCAGAGCGTAAAAGGTCCATATACTTTTACGAGCCAAAGAGGTACTGACAGTGTTCATGAGAATCTATACAAAGTTGACTTATCAAACTTCTTACCGGAACCAGAACCATTAGATGTAATTCCAAATAGAGGAGATCTGGGTATTGATCCAGTGGTATCGAATCCTCCTCCAGTTCCAAACGGTACACCTGTTGAGACGTATTGGCTAAATACTTCTAGTGGAACACGGCACAATAGTTCCTGTAGATATTATGAAAATACTAAGCAAGGTGTTCCCTGTAATAAAGATGATGGAACTGCTTGTAAAACTTGTGACGGATGATAAATAGTTATATGAAGAAACTACAAATTAATGATATTCTAACCCGAATGGTTAAGGAATCAATGGACTTGGTTCTATACCACGCATCACCGACCCCATTTGAGGGAGCATTTGATCCAAATCGTATTGGAAGTACAAACGATATGGGATATTCTGGACGAGGTTTTTATTTCACTCCCGATCATTCCTATGCAGTTAAGGATGCCTTACCTGCTAACATTGATGCATTCGTGCGACAGTTTGACGTTAAACTTCAGAATCCATATGTAATTGATACTCCAGAAAAGGATATCTTTTCAAATGATAAAGAAAGTAACGAATCCGAGGTTCAATTCCAAGATCGCATGACTTCCGCTATTAAAGATGCGGGATATGACGGGACAATTAGGATGACCAATGGAAAGGTCGAAGAGGTAGTAGCTTTCAATCCAAACACAATCAACCCTGTCGGTGAATGGCAACAGTTCACCAAACGTGAAAGAAGATAACATTTCTTCTTGACACTCAACCCCATTCTGCTATAATAGACCGCATGAGAGTAAGATGCGAAGTAGAGATGCGGTCAAATCGTGGCGACCCAGATGACATTAAAGAGATTATCAAATCTTGTATATTAGGCGTTTTAAATTATGCAGGAATATTAAGAGTTGAGATTGTGGAATTTGTCGCACTTTACAAATATCCTGATAAGTTTATGGACGATTTAGTATTTGATGTTGAATTAAGCCCCGTGGAAATTGTAGAACCGTTAGTAAATTATGAATTGATATTGCGTGATATATCCAGACAGTGGGATGATATCGTTAAAGCTTTAAAGGGTGTTAATTATGGTTAAAACTATTACAAAAAGGATCTTTGGAAACAATGCGGGATTCCGTGTTAAAGAAGATCCAAATGATTGGAATGCTAGTGATGTAGATCATATGGCTCGATGTATTATTAGGGCTAGTAAGAAGCATCCAATTAAACTGGTACAGCTTCGTGGAGCAGGGCATCGTAGATGTGTGGAGAACCGAGTGGCTTTTAAGGACGGTGGGAAGTGGGGAAATGCTCCAGAGAATTGGAACCAATTTGATGCGAATGGCAGATATTTGGAATTTGAGATTCAAGTTGAAACAAAATGCCCAAGACAAAGCCGTAAAACCTGTATGGAAGATATCAGGATGATGCTTATCATGGAAGTTTTATAAAATTTTAGTTGACAGACGAACATGAGCATGTATAATAGCTCACATAACAACAACAACAACAAAGGAGATAGAAAATGTTTATTGAAGTATATCAAATCCCTACTGGGAACTGGACGAAACCCGCTAAAGAAAGTGTGCTTGATGAGAATCGCAAATGTATTAGCGTTAAAGGAATCCGTGTCCGATATTCTACCAAGTGTGCAGAACGAGCAGAAATTTTGATGCCTAATGGTGATATCATTCACGTTGTAGGCTCTTACGATGAAATCGTAGAACGAATTCAAGAATCTGCTTACGTAGCACGAGTGTCGTGAAAAATATAATACATATAGGATTCGTATTAATCTTTGCCGTGCTTTGTTACAATATACGTGGAATGCAGACTGAGATTGCGTCACAAAGAACTGCTCATGGCGAGTTGAGTTCGTTTGTGGGACAAATGATCACTGTTGACATGTCATTATATCGGAGCATACAAGGACATACTACCCATATTACTGAACTCAGAAGTATGGACAACACATTGAGCAACGTGGATAACATGTTACTACAATATATAATCGAAATAAACCCAGAGCAATTTACCGGAGAATAAAATGGCAAAATATAAACAGACAGCAAAAGAAAAGAAAGCGGAAATCAAGTACAAGTCGGATTTCGGGTCACATACCGAAATGATCAATGAAGATTACCTTGAATTTAATTCAGGCGATCATGGCTTTGTGATTTGTACCGATAGCCGAGGTGATTATGTCACCCATCGTAAGTATTTGGACTGTGGTCTTTGCGACTACAATCGTTCAGTTGATACGGAAAGCCGTGAGGACAAGCTTAAGCTTACGCTTGAAAATAAGTAATGGCATACGATGTTGCTAGAATAAACTCACTGATCACATCCCCTGAAATCTTTCTGAAGTCAAAATTGATCTTAGTAGAATATCAAGACGCTATTGAGAAGATGATGATGGACACTGTTGAGCAGGATGTGCGTGAATTGGACAATAGAGTAGACCGATCTCAGATCACCGATATTGAAGAATTCGCCAGTGAGGAAACCGCTCGTAGGATGGGCAAATATGGTAAAATCTTCTTTGATGATGAGATGGAGAGGTTACTAGATGGTTTCAATGATGAGAGGTTTGATCTCCTAGAGTTCAAACTACGTTGTGAGATTCTGACCGGATTGGCCGATTCATTAGCAAATTACGACTCAGATAAACTTAAATCACGCTTATAGTGTAACGGATAACACGGGAACCTCCTAAGTTCTAAATTGGGGTTCGATTCCCTGTAAGCGTACCAAAATAAGGAAGTATAATGATTTTTGCAATAAATGGTGAGATGTTAGAATTGACAACTGAAGAAGCTCAAGAGGTTAACCGGAAAGATATCGGTGATTATCGCATGGTTTCACATAAGCAAGTTGATGAAGCAGAGATGTTTAGGGTTTATCGGAAGAATAAAAACATCAAGGAATCTAAGAGGCGTATTGAGGGTGATGATGTTGCGTATGAGTTGGACATGGATGTGTTCGGTAAAGTTATGTCCAATCCAGCATCTACTGCATCCTTCAACCCTCAAGTGAGTATTGCTACTGGGAAGCTAACTGCATCTCAAATGCGCAATAAGGCTAAGAGAATGAAGTCTGAAGCTGAGAGGAATGATCGGGAACTGCCATTCAGTGGTGCATATATAGTACCAAAAATGTTCGGATATTTCCCTTTTTTAGATTGTGATGACCTAAATACTTATACGGAAGCGAAGTTTGAACTTTCTGCTGATGGAATTCCTCACAGTTGTTATAAGTCTAACAAGTATAACCATTACTGGATATTTTGCGACAAACAATGTGAGATAAATGAAGCAATTGATTTTATTGAGTCTTACCCATGTGATCATAGATATCCATGGATAGCAAGATTCAAACAAGAACTGTGTGTAAGGGCAGTTCCTAAAGGAACCTATGCTCCAGTTCACGAGGAGAATCATTTGGAAGAAAGTTTTACTGATGATTTTACATATTGGAATAGCCAATTCGTGAAGTACTGGGACAGTGGTCTAATACCTAGCTATGTTGACATGCTTAATACTATGGACAATATCTAGAGGAGATTATGAAAACAGAAAAAGTATATGTATTTTATGGCGATGAAGACGTTGCCAGTGAATTGAAAGAACATTTAAATATTCGTCCTGCTAAAGAGCGAAATGAAGATGTTGGTTCGTTTGAGATTGAGAATTCATTGATTGTCGAACAGTTGAAGGAATTTAAATGGTCAGATATTGGAATCGGAAGATATGGAATGGTATTCTATTTGAACATTACTCAGGCTGACGATGATAATCCAATTCCTACAATGTCAATTGAAAAGGCACATATCATTGTCCGTCATAAGACTAAGGCTGAGATTAAAGAAGAATCTAAAGATGGTATACAAAAAGCCTTGACACTTTTGGATGCAACTGATACTATTTAGAAACAATGAGGAAACGATACAAAAAGAAGAAACGCTCCTGCCCACTATGCAAACCGCATAAAATGGGGTGGGAGCATAGATTTAAGAAAAAAGAACTTGACTTACGTGAACGTTCTGATAAGATAATTAGACAAGAGAGAGAAATATAAAATTTAAATTGCGTCATTGGTGTTTAATGGTCTAGCATCCGAGATTTCCAATCTTGTGGTAAGGGTTCGAATCCCTTATGACGTACCAATTTTGAAAGAAAGTTAATATGAAAAAGTCACAACCAACGATTCAGGATCTATGGGAGAAGTGGGCATTTATAGTAAATAAAAGTTGACAATGGGCAACCCCTATGATACTATGTTTACATAACGAGTGAGGAATCACTCATGATCTTTAACATTTGAATAATTTGAGCGCATAGGCTCAATAAGATAATCCTTCAGCAATGGAGGGAAAGGGGTAGCTTTCTCACAAGTCCCGCCAGTTTTCTGGTCAACTATGCAAGCCGAGCTACTGATGAGCTTCGTCCCTGACGGAGAATTTTTGAGAGTGCTACTGGAACAACCTATTGGACTTACGTTGGATAGGAACGAGGCAAGTGATGTTGCTAACCCAGAATCAATAGTATGACATTGAAGTGGCAAAGGGTAGGGAGATGGTCTTAGTTTTCGCAGACGATGGCGGTCTTTTAGTTTGAAAGGTAACGGTGAATGTACCAAAATTTGTGAGCCGAAGTCTTGAAGAACCACTCAAAAGTAACCTATTGCAAGGTGAACGGGTATGTCGTGTACGGTATTCTGTAGGTGGAAACATTTATGGAGCAGTTGTTGATCGCACATGGTAGTGAGTTTATAATATAGCCAAATTGGTAAAGGCATCTGATTCATACTCAGAACATTATGGGTTCAATTCCCATTGTTTAAAGCAAAAGACGATCAACACGAGTAAACGAAAGTGACCTAATTCCGCCCTTCGAGGTGGGTGGGCGAATCCCCGCAAGGATGACCCCTATGTATTGGAAACTATTCATCGGAACTTAGCGGTTCCTAACTGCAAGCGATTGTAGGTGACGTAAATGCCAGTAGAGTAGTTTATTCGGATAGTGGTAAAGCAACCACTTTAATAATGCGGTCATGGTAGTGACTTGTTGCCAAGTAATTGGGACAAGTGGACAAAGGACTAACGTTAACTCGCAAGGTGAACGGTACGGTCTGAACGAATTACCACGAAAGGTTGTAGTCTCATCCTTTTAAATAATTTAATGCCGATTTAGTATAATGGCAGTACACCTGTTTCGTAATCAGGTAACACCAGTTCGATTCTGGTATTCGGCTCCAATTTGGAGAATAATGATGGATGCATTTAGAAAGAAGCAAAACTTACAGTGTGATATCGGTGGAATACATTGTACCTGCTGTAACCCACATTTTGGAAAAGCTAGACGCAGGTTGAATAAAGTAGCAAGATTGAAACTTAAACGTGATGATTACAGAGCAAATAAAGCGCGACAAGAACAGACGTAGACCTTCACAGTGGCGAAAGGTTGGGCAATATGAAAGCCTCCTAGCAACAACGATGGCTAAAGAAATAAGGAAAGAAATAGATGCTGAAATATTGAATCGAATGGTACAGGTCGCGGTAGAATATTCAGAGAATAATAAAATTTAATAACTGCGGGTGGGAGGTATAGTATCTCGTTTGGCTCATAACCAAAAAGAACCAGTGCAAATCTGAGACTCCGCTACCAATTTATGAAAGAAACGAATTACTGGAGGGAGGTCAGAATCTCAACGAGTCTCATAAGCTTGTTTAATACGGTGCAACTCCGTATCCTGTTACAAATTTAATGCTTGCTTGGCTGAATGGTTTAAGGCGGTCCTCTGCAAAAGGATATTTAATCGGTTCGATTCCGATAGCAAGCTCCAATTTAGAGTACCGACAAACTTAGGACTAGTTATGTTACGAACTTAACCGAGTATTGTTGGGAGACAGTACATATCCGTTACACGAAGGTGTATGTGGAATTAAGCCTGTCGGTACTCGTTCTACTGGAAGCATTAACCGATGTGGTAGCGGTGCTAGACTTGAAATCTTGTGATGCCTATTTGATTAGGCGTGTGGGTTCGACTCCCACTGCTTCTTCCAATTTAGAAAGAAAAGATTTACCCGAAATAAAATGGAATCTATTCAGCAAACTTAAAATTAAATTAAATTACCGTAAATAATAAGCTCTGGGTTCGATCCCCAGTGCGATGAAGTGGGTGAACCATCGTATGGTGTAACTGGATAACACTAAAAATTAAGATTCCGATAACCTCTGCCCCTGTAAAAAGGGGCATATTTTTTGTACATAAGGAGCCTATGGCTAAATTAAAGAAGATGACGGCTAGGAGACAGAAACTCCATGACGAGCTTATGGAAGCGTCAAATCAAAACATGATTGGAAGTCTGACAGATGACTTCGTATTTGAAGTACCCTGTGATATTTATCACAACTGTTTGAATGATGAAGAACAGGAAATCATTATCGGTAAGGTATTTGATTATTACCGTTCGGTAGGATTTCCATATTATGATATGTCTGATGATGACATTCGTAAAGAACACAAGAAATTTATGAACTATGATATGAAGAGTCTGATCGTTGAAGGCGATGAGGTTAATCAGATCATGCACGGGTTAAACTTGACTAACAACTTCTTCCCCACTATGTGGGAAGTTCCTTGTAATAATATGCTTACTCCGAAGCAAGTGTTTGATGATGATGTACTCTTCAAAAAGGCACTAGCTAAAAGGATCAAAATGAGTGACTGTCCTCTACGTCCATTTGGAATTAGAAAGGCACTCAAGATCTTCTCTGGGACGCAATCGGTATCTGGATTCAGACCATCGGTGGCTAAATGCCTAGTGGAAACGTTATTCCCGAATCGAAAGACCGTTGGAGTACTTGATCCTTGCATGGGTTGGGGTGGTAGAATGTTTGGTACTGTTACCTCGCCTATAGTTGACAGGTATGTAGGATTTGATCCTGCAACTGAGACAATTGAAGGATTGCGTTGCCTAAAAGATAAAATAATTGATTTAGGGTTGACAACGGATACTGACATTGATATTATACAAGGAGCGTTTGAGGAATCGAAATATCAGGTAGAAATGCATGACAAATTTGATTTGGTTATGACTTCACCTCCATATTTTGATATTGAGAAGTATTCGGACGAACCAACACAGTCGTTTAAGAAGTTTGATACATATGAGAAGTGGGTTGAAGGGTTCTTGGAACCATCAATTAAATTATCTCACAAAGCTTTGAAAGTTAACGGTTATATTGCATTCAATGTTGGATATGGTGAGTTGTATGATGATACTTACCGTATTATTGAAGAAGTCTTTGGTAAGGTAACTAAAGTTTACAGAATGAGACTAAGTAAGATGTGTGGTCGTGGTATTGATAAGGATAAAGTTAAGTTTAAATACGAACCAATTATAGTTGCAAGGAAGAAATGATTAGACATAAAGGATCTACAGTATGCTTCACAGGACACCGACCAGACAAGTTTGGTGGATATGATGAAGACACGGAAATTATTGAGAAGATCAAGCTAGAACTGGAACGCAAAATTGATGATGCAATTTATCTTGGATATACTACGTTCGTAACAGGAATGGCGATTGGTGTTGATACGTGGGCGGGTGAAATCGTCCTAGAATTTAAAAAGAAATACCCTGAAATTAAACTGGTCTGCGCAATACCATTTGCAGGGCAGGAAAGACGATGGCAGTATCCATCCATAAAAAGATACAATAATCTTATTGACAACGCTGATGAAGTTACTATAGTCTCTGAGGGAGGCTATTCAAGAGATAAGATGATGATTCGGAATGAGTGGATGGTTGATAACAGCAACATAGTGATTGCAGTTTGGGACGGAACCAGTGGTGGAACCGCAAACTGTGTGAAGTATGCGAAGAAGAAAAAGGCAGAACTTTGGATGATAGATCCAGAGGTATTAAAGAAGCTTGGTTAGTATAGTGGTTATTATAAACCGTTGGTATCGGTTAGACAGCAGTTCGATTCTGCTACTAAGCTCCATAAATCAATATTCAAAAAGAGGAGAATATTATGTTATGTGTAGCATTCTGGATAACAGTATTTGGATTGACGATATACTTTATGTATAAATTGTCAGAGTTTTAATATGAAAATAAATTGGGATGATATAACGACCAACATTGTAAAGTATGGTCTGATAGGGATATTTGCCCTTGGGTTGCATTTGATATCTACCAATGCTATCGATGGGCATGATAACCATGAGAAGCGAATAGCTAAACTTGAGCAACATCATAATGAAGGGTTAATACCTCCAAAGAAAGAACCATTCAACAAGAAATTGTGGAATTGGATAACATTTAAGGAATTTAGAAGATGATGATGTTTTTAGCAATAATGATAGGAACGTTTTTAGTGTGTGGTGTAATTGTAATATATCAGGATGATGAATAATAAAGCTTGACTCTCCCATGAGAGTCTGATAGTCTATCTCAACACTTAACAAACGGAGATATTATGGAACTTACACACGGCGACATTTGCCTATTCTGTATGAAGAAGGCTCAAGAAGAATACTCATCTCACGGTCATTGCTTTGATGGCTATTACTGCAACTGTGAAGGGTATAAGAATTATACTAAAATTAAGCAAGAGATGAACAATAAATTGACGCAAGCTACTCAGATCTGTTGGAAAAATAAGGCCAAACTTGAAAAGGCTCAGAAGCGTCAGAAATTGAAAGCTGAAATCAAACAGAAACAAGAGGAATTGCAAAAGTTATGATTGGACTGTCAGTATATTTTATGTATATATTGCCAGAATTTAAAAGGAAATTAGAAGATGAAAACTGTAAAGACATTCGAAGCGAAGATATATGTTGGATTTAGACCCGGATATGATGGGGATATGTATAACATAGAACTGGTTGAGAAATTATGTAAAGTCCATTGCAATTTGATAGGATTGTGCGTGACAGTAACACCAACGAAGTTTATGTATAAAGGTGGACATGAAGATGGAGCAATTGTAGGATTGATAAACTATCCACGATTCCCAAGTTCGCCTGAAGAAATACTTGACAATGCCAAACAGATCGGGTATATTCTAATGAAACGATTGGAACAGAATAGAGTTAGTATCGTTACGACTAATGAAACTATCATGTTAGAAAGTGATGATGAATGTGTGAAGGCGAAATAGATTTAAGATATATCTGGATGACCTGTGAGGGTTGTGGTTGTGAAATAGAATCGGTAGATGATCGTTACGAATGTTTCATATGCCAAGACCTATACTGTGAGGATTGCAGTAGATCCGTATCCGAAGGTATTCCCGATACACTCTATGTATGTATGGGTTGTGACTGTGAAGTTAGATGAAGATATAGAAAAAGCAACAAGAGATTTTAATTATTATTTAAGAAAGCGTCAAATAAATCTTGACAATCGGAAAAAGTTCAAGTACTATGATGAAATCTTAATAACACGAGAAGAGCGACTGTTTCGCCTTCTGTCAAAAAAACAAAAAACAAAAAACAAGGAGAAGTAAAATGAATAAAACAACTACAACTAACGGAATGGAAACTTACAAGTCATCGCTTAACAACTGTGTGGACTTGTTCTACAAAGTGGGTGCATCCCGTGGTAAGGATATTATTCCTGATTTTACAAAAGCTTTTAATGAAGATCCAGACATGGCTTTGCGTATTGCCCAGTGGGTGCGTGATGTTCGTGGTGGTTCAGGTGAACGTAGGCTGTTCAAAGACATCTTGGTGAACCTTGCCAAGACAGATGAAATGGCTTGCCGTGCCTTGATGGTGAAGATCCCAGAAGTGGGACGTTGGGATGACTTGCTTGTGCTTGTCGGAACGTCACTTGAAAAGGACGCTTTCACTCTGATTAAGAATGGTCTTTTGATTGAAAAAGACCCATTGTGTGCAAAGTGGATGCCTCGTAAAAAGGACGTTGCTGTAAAGCTTCGTAACTTTATGGGCATGACTCCAAAGCAGTACCGTAAGACTTTGGTTACTTTGACTAATGTGGTTGAAACCGATATGTGTGCAGGTAAGTGGGACTCGATTGATTTCGGGAAGCTTCCTTCCGTAGCATCGGCACGTTACCAGAAGGCATTCAACAAGAATGCAGAAGGTGCGTACATGAAGTACAAGTCCCAGTTGGAAACAGGTGAAGCTGTTGTTAACGCAGGGGCGGTGTACCCATACGATATTATTAAGTCTGTTGGACATGGAGATGCTACTGTAGCTAACGCTCAGTGGAAGGCTCTTCCAAATTACATGGAAGGTTCTGATGAACGTGTTATCCCAGTGGTAGACACATCATTCTCTATGACCTGTTCGGCGGGTGGAAGTTCGGTGACTTGTATGGATGTCGCAATCTCTTTGGGATTGTACATTTCCGAAAGGAATGAAGGCATCTTCAAAGACAAGTTCATCACGTTCTCAAGCAATCCTTCGTTTCAGTCGGTGGATGGTAGCCTAGCTAACCGTCTTAAGACTATGCGAACGGCAGATTGGGGCATGTCCACTGACGTTGAAGCAGTTTTCAACTTGATTTTGAATTCAGCGAAGACTCACAGTGTGCCAGAAAGTGATATGCCAACCAAGATCTTGATCTTGTCGGACATGCAGTTCAACTCATGTGCGAAGTTGGGAGAAACCTTTATGGATATGATTACTGCGAAGTATGAACAGGCTGGCTACAAAGTACCTGAATTGGTATTTTGGAATCTTAACAACAGTAATAATGTACCTGTAACGTTCGACACGAACGGAACAGCATTGGTGTCAGGATTCAGTCCTGCATTGATGAAGTCTGTATTGACTTGCGAAAGCTTGAACCCAGTTCAGATGATGAAGGACACTGTTTGTATTGAAAGATACGATTGGTGCTAACATTTAATAAGCCCCCGTAAAACGGGGTTTTAGTTACAATATTTATCGTTAAAATCTTTAGCATGTTCTTCACAATGACAATTATTGCATAGTAATGCGCATTTATCTAATTCTTTATGAATTGATATTCTGGGTAAATGTTTTAATTGTTTCCATTCATATCTTTTCTGAGAAGGGTCTATGTGGTGAAACGTAAGCGCACTGTAGTGACGATTATATCCACATTTTTGACAACGACCTCCCTTATACTTAATCATATCTAGTTTAAGAAGAACTAGCTCTTTTGATGTGCGCTTTACTGACTTTGGTCTAGTGTTGGTGTTTTTCATAAAAACTCTTTGGATGTTTATTACAATTATCGAAGTGCCATTGCTTCATAGCACCTCCTTTACCAACCTTTCCACAATGTGGACATGTTTGTTGTTTATGTGTAATTTTTTTAGCAGGTAATCTATTTGGGTTTTCTTTACAATTATCGAAATGTCGGGTTTTCATAGCACCGCCTTTACCCGCCTTTCCACAATGTGGACAGGTTAGTGTTTTTAGTGGTTTTGTTTGAAGTTCCTTTCTATTTGGATTTTTTTTACAAAAATTAAAATGAAATCTTCTCATAGAACCTTCTCTCCCAGATTTCTCGCAATATGGACAAGTTACCGTTTTATATTTCATTTTAGGTTTATCTATTCTATTTAGATTTTTACTGCAATATTGAAAGTGGTTTTGTGCCATAGGACCACATGGTCCAACGGTATTACAATGTGGACAGATTACTTGTTTTTGAGGTCTACCTTTAGTAACTCCAACTAATTCTCCAGATTTATATCTACTGTCGTTACTATTAATCCTAAATGTGTTGCCTTCTGCGTCGATTACTGATATTTGATTTTTTGCTAACAATCCTACGCTTCCATCTCCACCTAACGATAGATTATATGAGTTATCATCATTAACCACGGATTCATTGACAACCGATATTTCATTATTGAATGCTTCCTCGGAGGTATTGAAATGTTTGATGATTTCTCGTTTAAAGTTGCCAATCCCATATTTTTTAATAGCCCGTTGTAGTAATACCCCTGAACCTAAATAGCCGTCTTCAATATCATTGGTATTATGAACTCCGATATAGTATTTCCCGTTGATAATATTAGTTGTTCTATATATGAAGTGATGTTTATGTGATAATTTTATATTTGCCATTATCTTCTCCTATAAGTATTTAGTGTTGAGCAATAACTATTAACCATATTTTATTCAATTTATTCATTGACATTTGATATGCTGTCAGGTATTATAGTATTTTAACTTAAGGAAATAATTATGACAGCAGATGCTATAAGATATAAATATGAAAATTTTGGTGAATTGATTGGTAATCCAATTCATGATATGATATTTAAAGGAAGATTGCCATTCAATGACACTTATGTCGTTGACGTAGACGAAACCTCAGAAGAACACGCAGTAGATTTTAAAGGATAAAACATGACTTATTATATTTTACACACCATATTTTTATGGGCATTGATTATATTCACCCACAGATATGTAGTTAATTTAATTACATTTATACCCAAGCTGATGTGTAGCTATCAAGGCGAACCAGATGGTGGAGACTATTTCATGGCAGTAGTTGCCCTACTAGGAGGTATATTCGCACTTAACATTATTGCATATGTTCCATATCTCTGGATTTTAGGAATCCTAGTATTGATCGGGTTTAAACTTCAAGAACCTCTCAAGAACTTCTGTGATAAACTAGCTAAACTTGGAAAACAATAATTATGAAAATATTATTTTTAGATGACATGCCAGAACGACATGCATCGTTTAAGAAGACAAGATATGGTGTGCATGATATTACTCACGCTTACACTGTAGAAGAAGCAATTGAGGCATTATCCTATTGTGAGTATGATGGAATATTTTTAGACCACGATTTGGGTGGAACTTATTTCGCACCATCAGATGAAAATTCTGGACATGAAGTTGCAAAATGGATTGTTGAGAATGTGGATTACTCCCCAATTGTTGTTATTCATTCTATGAATCCCGCAGGTGGGGTGCGAATGGCACAGACCTTGGAAGATGGTGGATTCAACCCAATACTACAACCTTTCACCTGTTTACTAGGACAATACTAATGAATCATGTAATGATTGATCTCGAAACTATCGGGAATGACTATAACGGTATCTTCACAACTATCGGTGCTTGCGAATTCGTTCCTCGCACTGGTGAAGTTGGAAGAACCTTCTACGAAAGTATCAATTGGGAATCTGCTGTTGATGCAGGTAGAACCATCACACCACAGACTATTAAATGGTGGATGGAGCAATCCGACACAGCACGGGCTGAAATTATCAAAGATGGTAAACCTCTTGGCGATGTAATGCAAGAATTTGCAGATTGGTTGCCAGAAACTTCTATCGTTTGGGGTAATGGTCCAACTTTTGATATTGGAAAACTTGAAAATGCTTTTGGTTATTACAATATCCCATGGAAATTCTTCAACACTCGTTGTGTTCGCACAATTCGTGATCTAGCCGAAGGTATGGTTGATCGTGATGACATTCCAATGGATGGTGAACTTCACAATGCACTTGATGATGCAATTTGGCAAGCTAAATACGTATCTGCAATGTGGCAAGCACTTCGTGAAAAAACTGCTTGACATTAAAAATAATCTAATATACTCTGCTCTCATAACTTAAACAAAGGAGCAATAATGAACGTACTCGTAACAAGTGGAGGAACTCGTGAATACATCGATGATGTGCGGGTTCTGACCAACATCTCAAGCGGAATGCTTGGTAAGATCACCGCAGAGCGATATCTGCGTGACGGACATAATGTATTTTATGTTCATACCAAGAGTGCCGTCCTTCCTGAAACTAAAGTTGGCGATCAACTGACGCTGATCCAAGCTGATAGTGTAACGGGAGCCTACAATGCAATGGAAACGCTCGTACCTAAAGTGGACATCGTTGTTCATTCTATGGCTGTTTCTGACTTCACATTCAATCGTGACAATCCTGTCAAACTGAAAAGTAATGACGTTGATGGATTTATCGAATACATGAAGCAGAACATCGTCCAAGCACCAAAGATCCTTCCAAAAATCAAAGAATGGAATCCTAATGTTAAACTCGTTGGATTCAAATTTGAAGTTGGGAAATCTATGACCGAACTCTTTGACATCGCATCTAAAGCGGGACTGTCTGCCAACTGCGATTTTACTCTGGCGAACGATAAGAAAATCATTCAAGAAGCAAATACCCATATCGCATGGCTACTTGATCATACCAATATGGCAAATGTTCCTCGTGAATGCTATTCTAAATACAGTATCGCTAATGCAATCTATGAGGCTACTGTCAATGAATCCTAGTCAACAAATCTTTTCAGATTTCTGGAATAAGCATCATGAAGAACCTAATTTCTATGATATGTGGATTGCCCACTGTGATGGTGATGTGGCTTTAGCTATGGAATATGACTTCTTTCAGACACGAGAAGAAATGGATTCATATTTCATAAAGATGATGGGTATTGTTGATGAAGTCAAGACTATGCAAGTTAATGAAAAACCTTGGCATATTGTAGATGAAGGAAATGGAAATTGGAGCGTGGGATATGATAACAGTACCGAATGATGGCAAATGGCTATTTCCAATTTGGTTTGAATATAAAGGATTAACCGATGATAGCGACAGCTTTAAAAATATTGACATTACGAAACAGATTGAACTCCCTATTGGGAACCACTGCGGGGCGTTTGGCGTTGCAAGAAAACACGACTATCATGGTGGTGTGGATCTATATTGCCCTAATGGAACTCCCGTTCATGCAGTAGCAGATGGTGAGGTAGTCCAAATTCGTCCCTTTACGGGGGCTATAGCGGGTTATCCTTGGTGGCACGACACATATGCCATGTCAGTAGATCATGGCGACTGTATAGCCGTTTACGGCGAAATTCACAAGTCATGTTTTAAAGTGGGTCAGAAGATCACACGAGGACAGCAAATTGGGAATGTTAAGACGGTTCTGAAGAAGGATAAAGGTCGCCCGATGACAATGCTTCATTTCGCACTGCATTCTTGCGATGTACTGTCAAATCGGCAATGGGATTTAGATAGACCACAAGCGGGTGGATTATTTGACCCAACTAACAGATTAATCAGGGCATTAAAACCGGAGATCGGATAGTGGATTATGTTGAACAGTTCTGGGAAACAGACCGAAGATATGATAATAATATTTGTCTCTTCTGTGGTAAAGAAGCTGAAAATCAATACCGCAGTGGAAGCTGGAGCCAGTTTAGCGTTTGTGATTGCGTGGAGTTTATGCGATATAAAGAAGCCTATGATGAATGTTCTAAACGACTTCATAAATTGTCACATATTGCTTCTTCCAGACGGCGTTTACTTATTAAGAAGCAAGAGATCGCCAAAAAACAAGCAGAGATAGATGAGATTGAGGATAATCTCGATGATAAGAAACGATATCGGGATTATGATATCAATGATCAAAATGAACTTGAAGGGCAGATATTGCTCTTTACTAAGATTAAGGAGGATGAATCATGAATGTAATACTTGGAGTAACAGGTGGGATCAGTGCATATAAGGCTTGCGATATTATCTCAGGTCTGAAAGCAACTGGACATACGGTTAAAGTAATTATGACTGAGAGTGCGAAGCGATTCGTAACTGAAGAAGTGCTTGCAGTAATGTCTGAGCATCAAGTGTTTACAGATGCTAACCGAGATTTGGATGGGACAATTTCGCATATAAGTTTGTCCCAATGGGGTGATTTATTGCTGATTGCTCCTGCAACTGGCAACACAATGAGTAAGATTCATTGTAAGTTTGCAGATAATTTTCTAACGACCGTTGCCTTGGCGTATGAAGGTCGGAAGGTAATGGCACCTGCCATGAACCCGAAGATGTGGCAGAAGATCGTCAGGACAGGATATGAACTCGTAGGCGATGGATGGGAATTCATCAATCCAGTTGAAGGATTAATGGCTTGCGGTGACACTGGAATGGGAAAACTTGAAAAACCAAGAAAAATTGTTGACTTCGTGAATAATATGTCGTAGTATGTAAGCTTGAAATATACAGAAGAACAATTAAATAAAGCACGGAAAAATACGGAAATTAAATCAGAGTGTCCCATTTGGATGCAGGAACTTTTTGAATCTGCTCCAATGGGGAAACTCTACTGGTATCGCAAGCGAACCAAGAATTGGTGGCATAGCGTTGATAAACCTTGGGATGGTGGAATATACCGCATATCCTTAGTATGGAATGGAGAAATATAATGGCAAATATTAGACACGTAGTAGTAATTCGTAGTGACCTTAATCTTTCAGTAGGATTGATGTCTGCACAAGTAGCCCACATTAATGACGCATGGCTTCGAGAGAACTATGTTGATGGGAAGGAACCCACCATGGATCAAAAAGATTGGTGTAATAAGCCATATCTATCGGTTCTGTCGGTTGATAACTGTGAAGAACTTCTAATTCTTATTGAAGAAGCAAAAGATGCGGGACTTGAAGTTAAACAGTGGCGTGATCTCATTCCGTCCAAGAACCTTAAGAGAAATCTGTCAAACGTCCTGATTGGATGTTCTATCGGTCCTGCTGACAATGACCGAATTAAAGCAATCACTGGTGGACTGCCACTGGCGTAATTATGACGATATGGATTGCGCTATTGATTGTGGGGATATTTTATTTCATCGTTGATGTTATTCATGGTGAAGGAGTATCCATACTTGCATTGACATTCACGGTGATACCGTGTCTGTGGTTACTATCAGCATAAGGAGAGTTCAATAATGTTCACACATGAATTAAATTCAAAGAACGCTTCACTAAATGGTGAAAAGGCAGAGTTGCGGTTTGCCCGAATTATGAAGTATTATCGATATACGGTGATCAAACCAACATTACGACAAGATAAAAGGGAACACTTCGATTGGAAGGTCATCACCCGAAAAGGTAAAGAATATCGTGTGGATGTTAAGGCTATAAAACGTGTAGATCGGAGCAAACCAAAGCAAGAGGCATGGTACTGCATGGAAATGAAAAATCGTTTAGGATATCTAGGATGGCTTTATGGCGATGCGGAGTATATAGCATTTGAATTTTCTGATGGCTTTTATTTGGTGGAGAGAGAACCACTCTTAAAGAAGAGTGAAGCGTTAGCAGGGCTTAAAACGAGTCAATTCACCCTATCAAGAGCAAAAAAGAATAAAAAGCCATATCAACTTTATAAACCGTACACCAGACCCGGAAATGTAGATGTTATCATGTATATAACTAAAAAGGATTTGTTGAGTGTGAATAATATTATAATTAAAGATTACAAATAACTACAAATAATGCTTGCATATCCACTTCGGATATGTAAGTATTTATACATAACAAACAAACAACTCAGATTATTGATTAAGGAGAAGTTGAAATGAATGAAAATGAAGTAAAAGAATACGACTTAGGCGTATTAGTTGGACGGTTCCAAACGCCTAAATTACATGACAGTCACAAGAAGCTATTTGATTATGTCTGTTCTAGACATGAGAAAGTAATATGCTATCTAGGTCTTGCCCCTATTATGGGTACGATCAAAAATCCCCTCGATTTTAACCAACGTGCAAAGATGATCCAAGAAGATTATCCTAACGTTCAGTGTTTCTATATCAAAGATACTCGTTCCGATGTAAAATGGTGCAGTACTCTTGATGATATGATCTCTGATGTTAAAATGCCCTCGCAGAAACCTCTGCTTTATGGCTCCAGAGATTCCTTTATTAGCACCTATGAGCAAACTGGTGGACGATTCGACACAGAAGAACTTGAATCCGATTCCTTTATCTCTGCTACCCAAGTACGAAGAGAAGCATCTAGAAAGATCATCTCTAACTACTTCGTGCGTCTTGGAATGACCCTCGCATCCCTGTTCCGCTACCCAACTGCATATTGCACTGTTGACGTTGCCATCATGGATAAGAACCGAACTAAAATCCTTCTTGGGCGTAAGCCTGACGAACGGAAGTTCCGATTCATTGGTGGGTTCTCTGACCCAACTACCCAAACCTTGGAAGACGATGCTAAACGAGAAACCATGGAAGAAACCCATGTTGAAATCTCCGAGCCAACTTATATCTGCTCTACTCTTGTAGACGATTGGCGTTATCGTGGAGAAGTTGATAAGATTAAAACCACTCTATGGATTGGTGATCGTATCGGTGGTGATCCACGGGCTGATGATGATATTGAAGAAGTTCGTTGGTTTGACATGAGCGATTTCATGTGGGAAGAAGGTACAGCACCACTGTTAGAAACATTGAGGAACCAAGATCTTATCGTAAAAGGGCATCGCCCACTAATGCTTAAACTTGTAGAATATCTGGAGAAGTAATGAAACTGATATTATTACCTATTTTCCTGATACTAACAGGGTGTTCTTCTATTCCTGTGGAACATGATTTGCCTTACGGTGACCCTGATTGGGAATTTAGAGTAATGTATCATACATTGGGATTTTAATTACCAAGGAGAGTAGGATGACCCGAATTTCCAAAGAGGATTTTTATAATGATAAGACCAATTGTGTAGTTGTTATTTACTACGTAAGTGAAAGTATGATTGTATTTTATGTAGACCATTCACGGGGTGCTGAAATTATAAGAAAATATCAAATTAAAGCGAATATATATTCTAAACGAAACACTCATACATATTTTAGATTGACAGATGAAGAAGTACGTGATATGGTATTACCAAGGATTATATAATGAAACCAAAAGATAAAAGACCGAGATATAAAGATGTGTATGAGTTCACTGATATTGCAGTGAAGGGATTCTTTCAGGAGCATAGGTTCCTGTCAAACTTCCATCTATGTGAAATTGAATATGAAGGGCGATTCTATCCTTCAACAGAGAACGCATACCAAGCCGCAAAATTTCCAAACAGTATTCGGAAGAAATTTGAAATGATTTCTCCGAAAGACGCTAAAGCCCTTGGGAGTACTTTGAAGATGAACAAGGAGCAGATTGAAAGATGGAATCAGAAAAGGCTTGACGTTATGAGGGATCTAACGTATATTAAATACCAAGATCCAACGCTTAAACAAATGCTATTGGAAACTGGCGATAGGTATTTGGAAGAAACGAACACATGGCAGGATGTATATTGGGGGGTGTATAGTGGCTTCGGAGAGAACCAGTTAGGTAAATTAATAATGGAAGTTCGGGCTTCCTGTAACCCCGAAAAGTAACCTAGATTATAGATTAATAGGAGAAATAACATGAATAAAAAAGATGTAAAAGAATTCCTAATTGGAATGGATCGCAATGAACTCCGTGAGTTACTTGCTGATGATGAATTAAACTGTGAAGCCCCTCGTGGAATTGCAGGACGTACCGACTCTTATAAGTTCGGTGGTCACTTCGCAATGCTTCCCGCAAATACCACGTTCCTCAATTCGTATTTCGAATCCCGTGGTGGAGCCAAATATAAGTACACCAAGTTTGTTGGGCTACAGGCTATCCTAAAGAAATACTTCACTGGTCGCCGTCTATTCAAGGG